TGTGCTCTTCCGATCTCCACAGCACACCAAGAGAGTACTCAATGAAGTTTTTGCTGTTGAAGTTTCGAGACTCTGAAATTTTGAGAAGCTAGTACCAATTGGCTCTGGAGCTGTAACATAAAATAATTCCTCCTTTTGTAAACCAAAGACCTCTATGTAAATAATGTAAACATAGAGGCCTCGATATAGTTAATAACAAACTAAGCATATAAAACAAAACATAAAACAAACATTTAAATCTTTCGCAATCCACAGATTGAACTGCTTTCTTTTGGGAACGAATAATCAATTTTTTACTACATAAAAACGAACTTTGAACATAATCATACAATACTGCATCTTCGAATAATGCTTAAGAGTAAACAGTGTTTAAAGTTAAACTAAATCAAACTTGTCTTCAATAATCTACTAGCAAAAGAAAGTTGTTCTTCTGTTAGTGTCTCATTGTTGTGAGCAATTTCAATCACATCTTTTAAGTCCTGAACGAACTTATCTGCTACAACTAATCTCAACTCTAACTGCTCAACTAAATCAGGGTTGTGTTGTAAAAAATCATTTCTTGGTTGTTCCATTTAATTCCTCCTTTCGTTTAACACATTATTATTATATCAATTTTTATTTGTAATGTAAACATATTTTTATATATTTCCACATTTTTTTTACATCCATTTTCCATTCTTTTTAATTCTTACTTCTGTAATATCGTTATTTTTTTTATTATTTTTCTTTTTATTATTTTTCTTCGGTTTACTATCATCTATATATTCAATATCCTGAGAGAATATACCGTAAGTAAATATAACTACTACCACTACAGTTATAACTGCATTTATCATCTAAATCCACCTCTATCCATATATTTAAAAATCAATCCATTATCCTCAAATACTTTTGTCATTTCAATAGTACTCAAGCCTGAAGTAAATATACATGAAGCTATCTTAGATATTGAATCCTGATAATCAATACTATAAGCACCTAACTGTTGCCAATATTCATCAGTTAGTCTTGCACTAATTGTATCAAATTTATTTCCTACTTTGTAAAATGAAGATAAGTTACTTTCAATCATTTCTTTTACCTGTTCATCAGATTTGTTTTTAAGTACATAAGCTATAAAGTTACTAGAGACAAACATCATACTTAAGTGGTGTTTAATACACCTTCTTTTGAATAGTAACTTGTTTTGAGGTTCAACATAAATCTTTACTTGGAATTTTTTATCACAGCGAACCACAGGAAACACCTCCATCAATTTTGATAATATTGTATATTTATATTATATGATATTTTGTAAAAATTATGCAATATGTTATAACCAGTTGTATAATATTATTGTTGTCCGGTGATACACATGGTCACCATATATGGCATTGGTCCATTATAGTCACTATTATTGTCGGGTCAAATATGGATCCATTTTTGGAAATAATTTCTAAATCAGTTTACAGTTTTAGCAGAACTATATATAATAACAATGTTTAGTATTTCCTTTCTATATAATATTCATATGCTGCAACATATGAATCGGTGATAGGTTTAAAGCTGAGTTTACCATTACACCGTTATCAAATAAAAACCAAGGTTCTCCCGCCGACGCTATAAAAACATAATCCTAACGCTTTATAGACATCTATATTGTTGGATGAAGATTATGTGGTGGTTTCATTTGAAACTGCTGGGAGCGGTAATTAATTTATTAATTATCGTGAGTTGAGTTTACCAATTCTCAACTGAATAAAAAATACTGGGGAGGCGTTTCCTCATACGTAGCACTATAAATTCTTAATATGATGTTTATAGTGTTACTTGTGAGCACAATTAAAAACATCAAGTTGGAATGAGGCTGTAATGTATTCCTTAATTTTAATTGTTTTACAGACTATAGTGGGTGAAGTATATATATTACTACTAACTACTAAATATTAAAAATACTATATCCGAACAGCTTGCTGTGAGGAACAAGTGAATCCGAAGGATTTACTTGCTACATAAATAAAATTCTAAATTATCGGTTTACTATTCGTATTGTTTCATATATAATATAATTAAATAAATGTTATATATGAGGTGATAGAATGAGAACAATAAGATGTTCTACAGGTGAAGTTGTTAATTCATATAAAGAGTATTTAAATACAAAACATTGGTTAGACAAAAGATCTCAAGTATTTGAAAGCAATGGATATGAATGTAGCAAATGTAAATCAAAAAAACAGCTACATATACATCATAAGACTTATGTAAGGATTGGTAGAGAAAAGTTAAAAGATTTAGTTGTATTATGCAAGTCTTGTCATGACAGAGAACATTATATTTTAGATAATAAAGATTACTTTTATGAAAAGACAAAACCTAGAGAAAAAACAAAACCTATTAAAACTCCTAAGCAATTAGAAATGGAAGCAAGAAAGAGGATGGGTAGAAAACAACGGAAAATATTTAAAGAGAAACAAAAAGCTGAAGCAAATAGAGTTAAAACAAAGCAAGAAATAATAAATGAGAAATATGGATTGTTATAGACTATATCTTAAATGATATAGTCTTTTTTTATTTTTTGGTTTACAATTACTCCTCCGAAGTACATATATTATGTAAAGGTAATATCTTTACGTATTTAAGGAGGATTAAAATGGACACTAAACACTGTGATAATTGCAATTCAGTTATTATCACTGTTAAAAAAGGTAACCGCTTTGTTACTGAGTGTTCATATTGTGGTGAGCCCTATGAAAAAGGTGTTGTAATAGAACATTTTTTAGATGAATACAATGGAGAGAATTACAATGAGTAGAAAGAAAACCTGCTCATGTGGCCGTATAATTCCTGAGGGTACGCGCTGTGAATGTAAAAGAAAAAAGAAGCGTGATTATATGAGAGAGTATCAGAGAAATGAAGTTGATAACCCTCTAAAAACCACAAGATGGAGCAAACATGTACGACCTTATGTATTAAGACGTGACAATTATTTATGTCAAAGATGTCTTCATAAATTTGGTGAAGCAAATCCAAAAGAATTACAAGTCCATCATATTAAATCAAGAAAGAATTATCCTGATTTAGTATTTGACACTAGTAATCTTTTAACAGTGTGTAAAACGTGTAACTTGCAATTAGGTACAAAAGACGAATTAGATTTCGAGTTAAGATAAAATATCCGCTAACCGAACGAGGAGGATTAACTATGGAAGAAATTTTATTTGTAGATGAAGAACAAATTGGTAACTTTTTTTATAATGAGCTAATTTCACGTGGTTATGCTCCAGGTGAAGCGGAAATTGAAGATCTTTCTGAAATTGCCTTTGACTTATTAGTTGAATTAGGTATTGTTCAGGAAGAAAGTATTGAATATTATGAAGAAGATGAAGAATAATATTTTAATGGGAGGTTTTACCTATGGCTCGTGCCCGTAAACCTGCCTCATTAAAAGCTGGAAAATCAGAAACAAAGGAACAACTTGCTGTTAGGAATGAAATTGAACAGCAATTGTTAGGAAATACTGATAAAGTGAAGCATGTTCCAGACCACTTAGATGAATTGGCACAAGTTTATTACCAATATTTGGTAGAAGAACTTGATATTTCAGGAGTATTATCTAATTTAGATATTCCTGTATTAGAACAAACTGCTGATTCATTAAGTAAAATTAGAGATTGTGATGAACATCTTAATGCAGAAGGATTGGTTATTACACGAACCGACAGATATGGTCATGAAAATAGTGTAGAAAACCCTTATGTCAAGATTAAAATGGCGTATCTTAATCAATTCCGTTCGTTAGCAAACCAATTAGGTCTGTCACCATCTTCACGTGCTGCTTTAGCTTCGAAAAAGATTGAGGCAAAAGAAGAGGCGGAAGATCCACTGCTACAAATTCTTAGTGGTGGTAAATTACAAGCTTAGGAGTGATTACTTTTGTCATTAACTCATCCGATTGAGGAGCATAAAGCTTATCAGTATGCACTTTCGGTTGTTAATGAGGAAGTAATTGCTGGTAAGTATATCAAAAAAGAATGTGAAAAATTTATCAAAGACGTTCATGACCCTGATTGTAAATTTATAATAGACATGGACGAAGTTGAAAAAATTACAAATATAACTAAGATAATTAACATGGCTTCAGGTCCTGCTGCTGGTACTCCAGCTCATGATGCTTTAGCAGGTTTCCAATGGTATTTTATTATAAATGCACTTTGTTGGAAACATAAAGATAATATGCAGAAGCGAAGATATGAAAAATCAGTTTTACTTATTGCTCGTAAATCTGGTAAATCATTCTTGGTTGGTCTAATCTTTATTATCTTATTGTTAATTGAACCTCAGTTTTCAGAGTTCTATTCAGTAGCACCAGATAGAGAGTTATCATCTATAGTTAAGAAAGAGTTAGAGCAGATGTTGGAGTCTTCTCCACATCTATTAAAACATTTCCAAACGACAAGGGCTGAAACTCGTTGTAAAGTTACTAAAAGTAAATTTATACCTCTTGCTACATCTGAAAACCGAATGGATGGTCGTAAAGCCAATGTATTCGTGGCCGATGAAGTTGGAGCATTAAGAAACCGTTATCCAATTGATGCCATGCAATCGTCTCAGATGAATATGATTAACCGTACTGGTATTCTAATCAGTACAGCATATGAGTCACTCAATAATCCAATGACAGAAGAAGTTGAGTATTGTGAAAAAGTACTTGATGGAGTTATTGAAGATGATGAGACATTTGCATTACTTTATAAGCCTGACGACCCTAAAGAATGGCTTAGTGATAAATCTTTAATTGAAGCTAATCCACTAATAGTTGATGTTCCTGAGAACTATGACTACTTAGTAAAACAACGTAAAACTGCTGTTGAAATGCCAGCGTCTCGTAAAAACTTTTTAACTAAACATATGAATATCTTCGTAGATGGAGATGATTCAGAAGTATATATTTCTACAGATGATTTAGTTAAATGTAGAATGGATGAACCATTCGATTGGTATGGAAAAGAAGTTTATGTTGGAGTCGATTTAGCGTTGTCAGTCGATAACGTTGGAGTAGCAATGGTGCATTATGATGGAGATAAATTATATTCAAAAGCTTGGGCATTTATACCAACTGATAATGCTGCTCAAAAATCAAAATTAGAGAAAATTGATTATTATATGATGAGAGATAATGGCTACTGTTTTATCTGTGGTGATAGAATAATCAGTTATAAACAAGTTGAAGATTGGGTATTAGGATTAGAAACAAAATATGGTGTAAAAATCAAAGGGATTGGGTATGATAAATATAATGCTGTTTCTTCAGCAAATAGATGGTATGATGAAGGTTTAGAAGTAATTGAAATTAAACAGCATTCAAGTACTCTTCACCCCGCAACTAAACTTTTAAAAGAATTTGTTTTAAAAGAAAAATTTGCTTATGAAAAAAATAGATTATATGAATTGAACTTCTCAAATGCCAGAGAAGTTAAAGATAATAACTTAAATACTTATGTAAATAAGAAAAAATCGACAGGTAAAATTGATATGGTCGCTGCTACTATAAACGCTGTAGTTCTTTGGAACAATGAAATTATTGATGGCATAAGCGTTTATGAGAAAGAAGATGAAGAACGTGACCTTGGCTTTATCTTTTTATAGAGAGGAGGAGACTTGTGGGTTTATTTGATTTTTTTGGTGGCAATAAAAAAGAAGAACGAGCATTGGTGAATTACAGTTCAAACCATGCTTCAGGTGCTATTTTCTCTACGTTTTCTACAGGAACACCAGTCACTGAAGAACAAGCCATGAAGATTCCGTCGGTAGTTGCTTGTGTCGAGTTAATTACTGGTTCTATTGGACAACTTCCAATTTATCTCTATAAAGAGAATGAAAAAGGCGAAGTTGAGCGTATTAAAAATGATAGACGAGTATTTTTATTAAACAGTGAACCTAATAGATTATTGAATGGGTATAACTACAAGAAAAGATTAGCAAAAGATTATCTTTTTTATGGAGTAAGTTATACAAAGAAAGAAACTATTAGAAATACAGTTGTTGAATTAAATCCGATTGATATGAGGCTAGTTCAAGTTACTAAATATCTTATTAATGGGTATAAGTATGATGCTGATATTAAGTTAACAACTTATGGTGCTGATGGAAATGGAATGCAAAGAGTATTCAAACCACATGAACTTATAATGGTTCTTAAGGAAAGTGAAGATGGAATAACTTCACGAGGAGTATTAGAATCAGGTTCTGAAATTTTAACACTAGCTTTAAATGAAGGTGAATATACTTCTAATATTCTAAAAAATGGTGCTTTGCCAATTGGTGTTATTCAAACGCTTAATAAATTATCTGAAACTGCAATTAAACGATTAAGAGCAGGATGGGAAAGTTTATATGCAGGTGCCAAAAACTCTGGTAAAACAGTAATTTTAGAAGAAGGTTTAGAATATAAACCTATCTCACTTAAACCAAATGACTTACAATTGGTTGACGGTAGAAAAATTACTATTTCAGAGATTGCTAGACTATTTAATCTGCCAGAAAGTATGATTAATGCGGATGCCAACAAATATGCTTCGAATGAACAAAATAACTTGCACTTCTTACAATATACACTTGCGCCAATCATCCATTCAATAGAATCAGGATTGGATAAGTCATTGTTGTTGGAAGAAGAAAAAGAGCAAGGATACTATTTCAGATTCGATACAACAGAAATTCTTCGTACCACTGAACGAGAACGAGTTGAATCTGCAGTAGAAGGATTAAAAGGTGGAGTATTCTCACTAAATGAGACTCGTGCTAAATTTGATTATCCATCACTTGAGGATGATTATTTCATGTGGTCACTTGGTAACGTACTATTTAATCCAGAAAATAAGGAAATGTTTGTTCCTAATATGCAAGGTAGTGGAGATTTAGATGACGGTCCGTTAGTAACTGGCCAAGCTGCTGAAGCTATTAAAAGTGGAGATAATGTTGAGGCAAAACCATTACCTACAAATGGTAAAATAGAAAGCAATAAAAAGAAAGAATAGGAGGTATATGTTAATGGAAATGGAACTTCGGTTTAATGATGCCAATATTGAAGCTAATGATGATGGATCTTTAACTGTCAGAGGATATGTTAATGAAACAAATAAATATAGCAATATGTTGGGTCGAGAACAAAAGTTTAAAGAAGTTATTAAACCTGGTGTTTGGACAAGAGCACTAAATAAAGCAAAAGAAGTTTTCTTCCTTGCTGAACATGATAAAAATAAAATCCTAGCTTCAACTCGAAATGGTTCATTAGAACTAAGAGAAGATAGTAAAGGATTATATATGGAAGCTACTATTAGCCCTACATCTTGGGGTAAAGACTATTACCAACTTATTAAAGATGGTATCTTACAAAATATGTCATTTGGATTTAGAGCTACAAAAGATTCATGGAGAAACATGGGTGACCATTTTGAGCGAACTGTAAATGACCTTGAATTATTTGAGGTATCAGTTGTTCGAGATCCAGCTTATGCAAGCTCATCTATTTCTGCTCGAGGTATTGATTTAGTAAATGATGAAGTACCAGCTTCTGAACTAAATCTTCGAACTATTGAAATTCGCTCTGATGAAGATATTGATGCTATTGCTAAAAGAATCTTTGAAATGCTTAAAGAGAATGCAAAAGTAGCTGAAGGTCATGAAGTAGAAGTTGCTATTGAAGAACCTAAAAAGGAAGAGGAAAAAGTTGAAACAGTAACTGAACCAAATCCTGAATCTGCTCAACCTGTTAAAGAAGAAGGTACTGAAGATAAACCTGAAGAAAAAGAAGAAGAAGTCACTAAAAAGGATGAAGAATCTGAAAAATCTGAAGGTGAAAATAAGACTGAAGAATCTGAAAAACAAGTTGAACAGGTAGAAACTAAAGTGGAACCAACTGACGCGGAGAAACTCCGTGGATTTATTAATCAATATAAAGGTAAAGAAACCAAGGAGGAAACAAAATAATGAAAGTAAAAGGTCTTATTGAAAAGCGTAATGCTGCTCTAGATGAATTGGATGTAATTGCACAAACTGTAGAAACAGAAGTTCGCGGTCTATCCGCAGAGGAAGATGCTCGTGTTGTAGCACTTCAAGAAGAAGTACGTAGCTTAGATAAAGCTATTGAATTTGCTGAATCTCGTGCTAGTGAACAAGTAGAAGTTATTGAAGAAAACAAGGAGGAACGTTCAATGGAAAAAGATTTAAATTATGAGGTACGAGCTGTAGAGCAGTTCTTACGTAAACAAGATGGTGAAGAATATCGTGCTGTAACTGCAGGTGCTACACCAGGTTCTTTAACAGTTCCAACACATTTGTCTCAACTTATTGTTGAAAAATTATTCGAGGTTGCACAAATTTTCTCTCGTGCGCGCTCATTCACTCCAGTAACTGGTGTTTTAGAAGTTCTTCGTGAACAAACACTTGGTGACGCTGGATTCGTTGGTGAAATGACAAATATCGCTACTTCAGACTTCACAATGGACAAAGTAACACTACGCCAAAAACGTGCTGGTACTGCAATTGAGTTATCTCAACACTTGATTAATGACTCTGGTATTGACATTGTAAACTATGCTATCAACATCTTGTCTCGTCGTCTTGCTATGACACTTGACCGTAATGTTCTTGTTGGTACAGGTGATGCTACTAACCAATTTGAAGGTATGATTGGTCATGCTGATATTGGTAACGTAGAAACTGCTGCTGTTGGCGCAATTGGAACTGACGATTTAGTGGATCTTTATAATTCATTACATCCAGAATACCAAGCTAACGGTGTATTCGTAATGAGCCGTGGAACTTTCAATACAGTTGTTAAATTGAAAGATGGCGACAATAACTACTTCTTAATCCGTGATATTTCTGCAGCTGGTGCAGGATACCGTTTATTCGGTTTACCAGTTCTTATTATTGATGCTATGCCAGATATTGATGCTGGAAAACAAGCAATTCTATTCGCTGACTTTAACAACGCTTATGCGACAATGATTAAGAAAGGTCTAAACCTACAACATATCACAGGTGATACTACTCAAGCTCTTCGTGGGTCTCATCTATTACTATTAGATGGTTACATGGATGGTAAAGTATTAAATCCAGACGCTGCTAAATTCTTGAAAATCAAAGCTGCATAATCTATTTAATTTATGGCCCTACCTTTATGGTAGGGTCTTATTTTAGTTTTACAAGCTTTTACACCAACAACACAGAATAAACTAACTAAGAGGTGGATTATAATGAAATTTAAAGTTAATCAATGTTTAGTTTCATCATATGGAGTGTTAAATGAAGGACCTGTCTATGATTCAGCAGACTATCCTGAAGAATTTTATAACTCGCTTGTAGAACAAGGATTTGTTCAAGATATTAGCTATATTAGTAGTTCTGTAGCTGGAAATATTAGCCTTGCTGATTTATCAGATGTTAATGTTGATTTAGAAACTTCATATAATGCAGGCCATATGCTTGTTATAGATGATAGTGGTTGTGAAGTTTGCTGTTTGCCTAAAGATTATAATGAGTTTGAAAATAAACCTATTGAAGAAGTAGGTGGTACACAAGAAGAACCGTTAATCGTTAGTGAACTTGCAACTGGTATCTATCGTTTCAATGGATACGGTAAAATTTCTCCTCTATCTCCTACAAATGAATTTTCAGCGTATGGTATCTTACTTGTTTCAAATGAAGAAACAGTTGTAAATGTTACTTGCTTATATGAAGGTATCCAAATTTGGACTATAAACAAAGAAACGCAAGAATATACAATTAATAATTTAATTGATAGACAAACTTTAAGTACTGAGTTAGACGGATATGTTGAATGGAGTTATAATGAAACAAAAGATAAAAATTATATCCGATTAGAAAATGATATGAATATCTGTGGAGCCGATACTACTGGAATTGACTACAATCTAATTCAAGTAAGCAGATGGAATGTAGTAGATGTAGGTTCAAAAAGTTTACCAATTTCATTAAATACTAACGGAGTAGTTGGTATTGAAACTCCTGTATCTGAAACAAACTCAACTGGTAAAGATTTTGTAGCAACAGCTTCAGCGCTATATAAAGTTGTAATTGAAGCAGATCCTGCAAGTAAATATTATCCATATAATGGTCAAACATTATTCAATGGAGCACTTGCTAATTATATTACAGCAACAATTGTATTTGATGCAGAAGACAATATTAGCGACTTTAGAATTGAAGTAACTGGTCAAGTTCAATAATTATAATAGGCTCTACCTTTTTAGGTAGAGTCTTTATTTTTTTTGTATATTTGGTTTACAAAACTAACGTAAGTGGACATATAAAATGTAAGGTAGTAATAATATAAACTAAATATTACAATAAAATAAGTATTTTATATAAGGCTCAACGGCCAAATCAATTAATGGAGGTGCTTGAATGAAAATTAAGTTTACTCAAAGTGTATACGTTCTTTCTGAAGATAGAGTATTTAATGTTGGTGATGAATTGAAAATTGATGAAGTAGTTGGTAAAGATCTAATTAAAGCTAATATGGCGATTGAAATTAAACCCGAAGAAAAGAAGGTCAAAAGCACTAGAAAAACTAAGGCAGCTGATTTATAATGAGTTTAATAGGAGTAAAAATAACTGATTTAGATTTAGAATTTGTTAAAGAATATTTGAAAGTAGATTATGAAGATGAAGACGCTACTATTCAAATGTTAATCCTTGCTGCTAAATCATATATTGAAACTATTCTTGGCTTTAAAATTGAAAAAGAATGGACAACTAGTTCTGAAATTCCAGACGAGTTAACAGTTGCTGCTCTAATGATTATTGCACATTGGTTTGACCATAGGCAAATGCAAACTACAGGGACTTTAGGCGATGAAATAAGATTCGCTGTTACTGCATTAACTGAAGCTCATAAAATTCCTTTTAAAGACTATGATGAAACTGAAACTACAAGTGATGATTCGTCTACAGTTGTAATTGGGTAATAAGTATGTCTTTATACTTTAAAACAAATAAAAAAGAGTTCACAGACTTTATTGACCATTTATACGAAGTTGGTCATAATGGTTATGATGCTATGCTTGCTACAATGCACGAAGTTGCAGAAGATGGATTATACCATATGCAAGATGAAGCGTCAATGAGAACTCAAGAGCGAACTGGTAGACTATTGGATTCTTTTCAATTGGGCAATCAATATTGTGTATATGATGTTGGAGAAAATGATGTAGTATTTGGTTCGGCATTATATTACGCAGGAATGGTTGATTCTGGACATGCTATCGTACCTCCTGGATATAGACGGGACTATAGAAGACAGAAAAGGCGTAAAAAAGAAAACCAAAGATATGATTATTATGAAGGAGCGCATTATTTTAATCCAGCTTTGGCGAAGATTAAACGTGACTTTATAAAAAGAATGTCAAATGATTTAGGTTTAGTAGTACAAGACACTTCCTTCATTAAAAAGAAAAAGCGCAGAAAGAAAAAGAAAGGCGCGAGATAAGAGAGGAGGTAAATAGTTGGCTTCTAAAAAGTTTAGTAGATTATCTGTTTTGCTCGAAGCAAAAGATAAGATGTCAGGCCCTTTCCAGAAAGCAGCACAAAATGCTAGTAAGCTAAGTAATAACATGAACAAACTTGGTAACGATTTAAATAAAAACTCTGCTAAAGTAAATAAGTTTGGTAATTCTTTTACAACTATGACTAAACCTATTAAATTGGCAGGAACTGCAGTTACTAAGTTAGGTACACAAATTACAAAAGCTATTGGTGGAACTGCTACTGTTCAAATGATGAAAGGCACAAAAGCTTGGTGGGCTTATCAGAAAGCAGTAGAGGGAACAAAACAAAAGGTTCGTGAAGCTGCATTAGCTACAAACTTATTTGTTAGAAATAGTGCAGGAATTGAAAAGGTAGCAAACAAGTTTAGCAAAATACAGTCATCTGTAAATAAATTTAAAAGTGGTCTACAAAGTTTATGGGGGACAGCAGGTAAAACTGAAACAAAACTTGGCACGATGGGTAGTCGTGGTAGAGCTACATTTAATCAGTTAGTTGTATCAAACCAAAAACTTAATAGTCAGCTTAGCAAAATGAACTCTCAATTAGATAGAGCTAATAGTAAGTTAGCTTCTATGAAAAGCAATATGGGTTCATTAAATTCAATGGGTGCCGCTTTTACTGCTCTTTATACTGCACAAGCGCTTGGACAAGCTGCCACTGCTGGTACAACTGCTACAGTTGGTAAAGCAATGGAACAACAATATTCTTCTGCTTCTATTAGTATCTTAACAGGTGATGAGAAGAAAGGTGCAGAGTACTACAAGCAGATTCAAGATTACGCTGCAAGTACTGCATATTCAGCAGAAGACTGGGCAAGAAATATGCGTGGTGCTATTTCTAAATCGGGCAATGTTCAAGATTTAGAAAAATATCAAGTTGTAATGGAACAGTTAGCAACACTTGATCCAGCTCAAGGATTAGACGGTGCTGCATTGGCAATTCGTGAGTTAAACTCAGGAGATGCTGTATCACTTGTTGAACGATTTGAGTTGCCTCGTAGTGCATTGAACAGTATTAAAAATATTGAAGATCCAATTGAGCAGATTTCAAAACTATCTGAAATTATTGGTAAAGAAACTGGTTATACTGCTGAAGCAGTTCAAAAAATGAAAGAGCTACCATTAATGCAATGGGAAAAACTTAAAAATACAGTTTCTACAATATTTGGTTATATGGGTGCCGGAGCACTTGATGTTATTGCTCCATATTTAGAACAGTTCAATAAAGCATATGATGCTGGTAAGTTTAATGGCTTTATTAAATCAGTTAGCGCTGGATTAGCTTCATTTGCTGAAATGGTTGCAAATGTTGGTAAAGCTATATATGGCGCTTTTGAGAGTGGAGCTATTCAAGAAAAGTTAGCGCCATTTATAACAATGTTTAATAATATTAAAGATACACTTATTGAAGCTTGGCCTACAATTTCCGCTATATTTTCAGACATGTGGACAGTCTTATCTGAAGTAGCTACAGTTATTAATAATAACTGGCCTACAATTAACTCACTTTTCCAAACTATGTTAGGTTTAGTAAAGAGCGTTTCAGGTTGGATAGCTGAAAACTGGGGAACAATTCTTCCTATTATTTTAGGTGTAGTTGGTGCATTTAAAGCATTCTCATTTATTAAAACAGTTGTTGGTTGGTTTAACAGTTTGAAAAATGTCGTAATGGCAGCTGGTGGAGTATTTAAGTTTGCGAAAACTGCTCTATCAATACTATTTACAGTTATGAGAGCAAACCCTATAGGTTTGGTAGTTTCTCTAATTATTGGTTTGGTAACTTGGTTCATTACAGCTTATCAAACAAGTGATACATTTAGAGAAAAAGTAGATGCTGTATGGGCATGGTTAAAAGAAGTTGGTGTTGCTGCTGTAGATGCTGTTACAGATGCGTTTAGTAGCTTCGTTGATGGATTGAAAGCTGCTTGGGATTGGATTGGAAGTGTTCATGAAAAGTTTACTGCTTTTGCTGATGCTGCTGCTAATACTACTATTAACTGGGGCGGTATCGCACCTGGCGGAGAGAAATTTATTAACTGGGGCGGAGGCAAAAACAAGAAGCATGGTGGTTTAAATAATGTTCCTTACAATGGTTACCAAGCTACGCTCCATAAGGGTGAACGTGTATTAACAGCCATGGAAAATAAAGCATATAATAATGGTCAAGGTGTTGGAAGTGGTGTAACAATTACAGGTAACCAGTTTATTGTTAGACAAGATAGTGATATTGATGCTATCGCTGAAGCACTGTATAGTAAATTATCTTCGACAAGAGTACAAATGGGGTGATTAAATGAGTAGGTATAAAAATGAAAAGTTTGACTTTTCAGAAATGAGTGAAAGAATCATTTTCCAAGATATTAATCCTGAAGATAATACCTACACAGATAGTCTTCGTGTTTGGGCTCATTTTTTGAAAGATGGATTTACTAGAACCGAAGATGAAAACTATTACAAAGTTATGGTTCGAGAGCAACGAGCTCTCGAATCTATTCTAAAAAAAGGTAACAGGGTTAAATGGAAAAAACAATTATTTGAAATTTATTCTTGGCAAGATCCTTCATATGAAGATAGAGGTTTTATTGAAATTCTATTAAAACAAATATCTTTGGATGCTAATGACCCAGATAATGATGGCACAGGAGCAACTGAAGGCGACATCTTTAAAGATATTGTTTCTGTCTATAAGATGACAAAAGTAACTAGAACTCAGTTTGGTATTACTAACTATTCATATGAATACGACTTTAGTAAGCCTGACCATACTAAAATATACTGTAACTTTGCAACTGATAGAAACAGATATTTAGATGATAAGAAAACTGATACGGAAAGTGACCAACTATATGTTTATTTCAATATTAATGCTCCTATCCAAATAGAAGATTATATTGAGTCTCCTATTCATGGAAGATTTAAAATTGATATGATAGTTAAAAATTCCAATAATCAGTTAGAGGCTCTAGTTCAACGAAGAGAGGTGCAATAATGCTAAAACAATTTGTAAGTTCAGTAGTTGCTCACTTCGTTGAAATTGAACCAATGAATGCTTATATACAAAGTATTCCGGTAGATGTACAATATCCTTGTTATTTAGTTAATAAGTGTGATGTAAGTGTTAATTTTTTAAATTCGTATTACTATATGAATACTGTAAGGTTATATATTAGAGTATTTGGTAAAGACGAATTAGCATTAAAAGAAAAAGCTAATAATGTTGTTCATTCATTAATGAGCAGCAGAGGAAAAATTCATATTTTAAATGAAGATGGTACAAAGAGCTCGAGATATATTCGAGTGGAAAATATAGAAACAATTGAAATTACGGTAGATGAAAATGAGATCTACTGTACAGAAATTAACTTTAGTTTTGACACAACTCACAATGTATCAGTTGGTGAGTGGGCAGTTCTTAAGAACTTTTACCCTGATGTTAGAAACTAATAAATAGGAGGAGAACAAATGGCAGTTCAAGTTATCGCAGGTGGTACTTTTACAAAAGATGATGGTGCAAGACCAGGATTATATGTTCGATTTATTGACGCAGCAATTGCAGCTATTGCAGTTGGTTCACGTTCTAAGGTAGCAACTGTTAAATCAGAATGGGATACTTCTGGTGGTACAGCTGAGAATGGAAAAGTTTATCGTATTAAAACTATGAAAGAAGCAAACGATTTGTTTGGTTCAGCACATACTGAATGTATTCGTCAAATTATTAATGGCGGTGCTTCAGAAGTTGTTGTTGCTACAGCAGTTAAAGATACTCTTAATGATGGTGAGTTTTTATGGGCTGATACTTTAGCACTATTAGAAACTTATACATTCCACGTATTAGTTCCTTCTTCTTGTGTAGCTGATGATATTCAACCTGAAATGTTTACTTTCTTAAAATCTTGCCGTACTTTTGGTAAAGTATTTACACTTGTATTATCTGCACGTACAGCAACTGATGCAGCTGGAATCGTATCAGAATCTACTACTTATAAAGATGAAGCAGTAGTATTTGTTGCAAATGGAGTTGAAAAAGCAGATGGCACTGTTGTAACTACTGCTGAATACGCTTCTTATATCGCAGGATTAATCGCTGGTACAGCAATTGATGGATCTCTAACTTTTAAAATTGTTCCTTTTGCTAACGTATCTAAACGATTCTCTTATGTTGATGTTCAAACAATGTTAGCTGCTGGCCTTCTTGTAACAGTAATGGATGGAGACGATGTTAAGATTGAACAAGGTTTAACTCTTGGTGATACATCTAATACAGAGTTTAATAAAATCCGTACTGTACGTGCTAAACAAGCTATCATTGATGATATTAGTAAAGCAGTAGATGATAACTATGTTGGTCGTGTAAGCAATAACGAAGATGGACAAATTGCGGTTATTAACGCTGTAAAAGTTTATCTTGAAACTTTGGCTAATGCTAATGTATTGGCAAATGATTTTACAGTTGAATTGGATCCAAACTTCCAATCTACTGGCGAAGATTTATATATCCGTGTCGGATGCAGATTCATTGACTCTATCGAATATGTATTCTTAACAATTAGTTATTCTTAATAAAAATAAAAAAATAATTTGGAGGTAATTGATTATGGCATTAGCACCTCAATCGGTATTCCGTGGTACAGACGCTGAAATTTATATGGAAGGCGAATGGCAAACTAACGTTACTTCTGTAGAAGCTAACGTTGAGATTAACCAGCAAGAACTAAACTTGACAGGACATTGGTGGACTGTATATCGTAACATGGGTCTAGCAGGTTCTGGTACTTTAACAGGAGTGTTCGTAAATACGTCACTTCTTGAAAAAATTAGTACTATTGTAAATGGTATTGAGTATCGTACAGAGATTGTACTTAAAAACTACAATCCTGATGTAGATAAAACTTATCGTGTTCGACTTCAAAATGTTGTCTTTACAACTATTCCATTAGGTAACTTTACTGCTGGTGAGATTGTTGAACAAGAGTTCTCATTCACATTCAGCGGTTATGAAATTTTAGATTCAGTCAACTAAGATTATCATAAGGAGTGATGTATGATGGCTAAAAAATGTGGTCGCGGTAAAGGCGGTAAATAATTAAAAGGGAGGGATAATTCGTTATCCTTCCCATTTTTTTTAGGTCTAGTTCTACAATAAAATGAAAATTTTATATTAGAAATATCACTATTTTTGGTATACAAATAGGAGCAGAGTGGACGTATATTATACGATGGTACTAAACCATTATAAATTATAATATATGGAGGAATTTAATATGTCAAATAAAGATATTCTACAAGCCCTATTGGCTCCTAATAACGATGATGTGAGAAAGAAAGTGTTTATGAAGCGTTTTGGAGTGGATTTCGAAGTACGAGCACTAACTCCTGATGAAGTAAATAAAATTACACAGCGTTCTACTCGATTAACGGGTAAGAAAGAAAAAGTTTTTGATGAAGATATGTTTAACTATCTTACTATCGCAAAAGCCTGTGTAACTCCGAACTGGGAAGATAAAGAACTTCAAGATGCGCTAGGTGTTGCTGACGCTATTGGTGCAATTAAGAAGCGACTTTTATTTGGTGAAGTAGCTACTATTCTTCAAACAATCGGGGAACTAAATGGTTTTGACCAAAGTGACTCTGAACAAATTGAAGAAGCAAAAAACTAATAAAGCAGGACTTTGAGGCCAGTATGCTGCATTACTTATTACAAGAATGCGGCATAATGCCTGATACTGTTTATACAAAACCACGAGGAGTTAAAAATTTTATTTACGCTTCTACACTTTTAAAGCTAGAGCAATTAGAAAAAGCTAATAAGTAATAGGAGGTAAATAACTATGGAAATTTGGCTAAGTGAAAATGCAGCTCATAAGTTACGTATTCCTGTTAACCCAGAAGAAATGGGTGGAGAGGACTCAAGAAACTTTGAAGATGTAACATTAGCAAGTGGTGATGAAAAAACAATAATTACTGGTCGAAGTCTTAGAACATATTCAATCTCTTCTTTTTTTCCAGTGTATAGACCATATTATGTAGATGAAACATTTTTTATGGAACCTATGGCCTATGTCGATACAATTAGAGATTGGATGGATAAAAAGAAAGTCCTGCTATTGCAAGTAACTGGGTTAGGAATAAACGAAGCAGTAACAATACGAAGTTTTAATTGGAAAGAAGTTGGTGGAGCAGTTGGTGATATTGAATATGACATCTCTTTTAAAGAGTATCAACCAGTTCAATATACTAAATCATCTGCTGTAACCAACAAGACTACAACAGTCAAAAACCAAAGTACAAAAACTTCAACAACTAGACCGACATCAAGTTCTCCTAAATCACAGTTGCCAGCAAACTATACTGTAGTTAAAGGCGATTGCTTATGGAATATTGCTAAAAAATATTATGGCGACGGAGCTCAATATACGAAGATTTACAACAAGAATAAAAGTGTAATTGGTAAAAACCCTAACTTGATTTATCCAGGGCAGAAGTTGGTGATTCCTAAGTGAATAATATTAAAGTTGAACTTCACATGAGTTCATCTGCTATTTATGATATTACAAACTTGGTAACAGATATTACTTGGAGTGGTGATATAAACACTTATTCAAGAACTTTATCATTATCAGTTATGAATACAGAAGATATGGAAAAACGACTTATAAAGTTTGACGTTGGACATATGGTATTCTTTTATGTTGATAATAAAGAAGTTTTTAGAGGGTATCTGTTCAAGTTAGATATGGGTAGCGATGGAAAAGAAACACTAACTTGCTATGATATGTTAATTTACACAGCTAAAAACTCAGATACAATGCTCATCAAGAATAAGACAGCCTCAGAAATTGTAACAATGTTGTGTAAAAAATATGATATGCCAATTGGGAAAATTCAATCAACAGGTTATAAGATAAGTAAAAAATTATGTGAAAACCAAACACTTGACTCCATTATAAAAGATGCTCTTGACGAAACTAAAGCTAATACAAATGGCAAAGGTTATAGACTTTACAGTGAAAAAGGAAAAGTAAATTTAGTTGGCAGGTATGGTGCAGCTCAAACCTCAATTAGTGTAAATAACTTAATTTCAGCTTCTAAAGAAAAATCAATTGAAGACTTGAAAAATAAAGTTATGGTAACAAAAGGTTCGTTGGAATCAGACTCAGAAGTAAAATTTGCTTCGGAAACAGTTACAGATACAGCATCCACGAAAAAATATGGAACAATGCAACATGTTGAGCAAGTAGATGATACTGACTCAACATCTAAAATGAAAGCTAAAGCAAAGTCGCTTTTAAAAGATTTGTCTCAACCAACACAAACGTTAAGTATTGAGTTTATTGGAGACGTAAGTTGCGTAACGGGAAATATTATACACATACAAAATAACTTGATAGACGCAAAAGGTAGTTACTATATAACTTCTGATTCTCACACTTTTTCTGGTGGCTCGCATAAAATGACATTGCAGTTATCAACTAAATTAGAGTAGGAGGTAGATTTACTTGGCTGAAGGTAATGCTTATGGAAATATAATAAATATGATGAAAGATGTAGGTTATAACAAGGATGTTAAAATCTATATTGGCAAAGTAAAAACTCTATCTCCGTTAGTTTTTTCACTTAATGGATATGACATTGAACCTGGAGATTATTTTTTAACAGAAACTGTTAGTAACTTGTTAGGTAATGTCACAGGATATACAACTGTAACTCACTTGTCTACAGGCATGGACGTTGAAGTAGATGAAGAAAGAACAGTATATCCAGTAACTGAAGCAGCTACGGGAGATAGATTTTTAATATTGGTTGATGAGAATGATTTTTATGTAATAGATAGGGTGGTGGGTTAATGTTAGCACCTATTATATTAACTGATGAACAGTTAGAAGCTTGGGAAAATCAGAATTTAAATGTGGAAGAAATTCCAAGTAAAACATATAAAATCGACTTTGATACAGGAAATATAACAGCTGAATTTATAGATGGTGAATCTGCTGTTTTACAATATTGTGAAAAAATTATAAAAACATTCCGTTATAAATATCTTATTTATACTGATGATATTGGTAGTGAGCTTAACCAAATATTAGGAAAGTCATATAGTGAGGACTATATCAAATTAGAAGCAAAACGTTTAATAAAAGAAGCTTTGGAAATTGATGATAGAATACTTTCTATGTATGACTTTGAAATTAGTTTAAGTGGAGATGTTTTATATGTTTCATTTAGTCTTGAAACAAACGTAACAGATAAGATACTTACAGTGGAGGTGACTATTTAATGTTTGAGAACGAAACTTTTGAAAATATAGTCGCGAGGATGTTATCAAATATATCTGATGATATTGATAAGCGAGAAGGTTCTGTTGCTTATGATATGATTTCTCCGAAGGCTTTGGAATTAGCTATGGCATATGTTCAATTAGACAATTTGTTAGATATTGGTTTTGCAGAAACAAGCTATGGTGAATATCTTGATAAAAAGGTTGCTGAAGCGGGTATTATTAGAAACCCTGCTCAAACTTCAACTGGTAATATAACAGTTACAGGACCTGTTGGAACAGAAATACCAACTGGAACAATCTGTTATACTGATTCTGGTGTATCATTCACAGTTACAGAGGGAGCAATTATTGGTGCGTTAGGTTCAGTTATAGTTCCAGTAGTATCTGTAGAAGGTGGACTTGATACTGTTGTACCAACTAACTCAATTATTTATATTGAAATTGATGGAGTTGAATGTACAAATACAGAACCAACAGTAGGTGGTGCTGATGAAGAATCTGATGAGTCACTATTCGAGAGATATTCTGCAAAAGTAAAATCACCAGGTGTTAGTGGTAATGCTAATCACTATAAGCAATGGGCTTTATCTGTAGATGGAGTTGGAGATGCTCATGTCATCCCATTAGCGAATGGGAACGGTACGGTAAAAGTAATAATTATTAATGCTGACAAAGAACCAGTTTCATCAGATGTTCTTTTAGCAGCACAAACATTTATTGAAGAACAAAGACCTATTGGTGCAGATGTAACCGTTGTATCAGCTACAAATCTTTATATAAATATTTCAGCTACTTTGGTAATTAGTGAAGGATATTTATTAGAAGATATTAAAGCAGCGTTAGAAACTGAACTAACTGCATATATTAAGAGTATTGCTTTTAGCACTACAGAATCATATGTTAGATATAATCAAATTGGAACAATTGTTCTTTCTGTTGATGGAGTAACAGATTATAGCGACTTACTCGTTAATAATGGAACAGAAAATATTTCTATTGCTGTTGACCAAGTTCCAGCTTTAGGGACGGTGACGTTATCATGAGGTGGCTAGGAACAAGTATAGATAGAGATGTAAAAGAATCTTTATTAAAATATTTACCTAGCGTATATAAAGGTTCTAAAGTTGTTGATGGTGTGCTAACTGCAGATGCAATAGAATTAGAAAAATTGTATGCAGCTATTTCAACTGTACTTGACCAGTTCTTTGTATCTACAAGTACAGAAGAAACAATAGCTCAATGGGAAAAACTATTGGACTTGCCTAGTTCTAAATCAAAGTCACTTGAACTAAGAAGAAAGAAAGTTCTTGAGAAATTGATTGGTAGGGACCAAATAACTTTAAAAAGTTTGACAGAATTAATAAACCTATATGTTGAAAATTCAGATTCTTATATTACAGAAAACTATTCTTTGTATTCATTTACTATTAATGTTCCATTAGCTGGAGATATTGATTTAATTGAGATAGTTAAATTAGTAAATGAATTAAAGCCTGCTCATTTAGCTTTTGATTTAACTGGTGTATTAAATGACAATGTTAAAATTAAAGAAAGAGTATATAGTTTCAGTACAACATATAGAGTAACAAATACTTTTTATTGTGGAGCTCAAAATAATAAATATAATGGATATTTAGTTTAAGGAGGGTGTTTATGGCTGTAAATGATATTTATATTGATAGCTTGACTAGTTATATGGCAACTTTAGCAACTAAAGCATACGTTACAATAAATAACACAGTTGTAGAAGCATCTATAATTAAAACTGAAACAACTAATAGATCTGTGAAGCATTTTGTTTATATCTCTAGCCAAACAGGAACTATTACTCGTGCTATATTGGTTGACGCTCTTGGCCATGAACTTCAATATAAAACAATGAAACTAACTAAGGGAGTAGATGGTATAACTATCGTGTTCTCTTTATCAATTTCAGTTGAGGAGAGTGTTTAATTATGAGTAATCCATATACTCAAAAGACATGGAAAGACCATATAGTTGATAGTTCAACAGGTAAGATAGTTCAACAAGGAACGCCTTTTATCGCCGAATATGTAAACTATATGGAGTGGGGAATTTGGCTTGCACATGAACGATTAGAAGAACAAGAAAATGAAATTACAAGGCTAAAAGTACAATTAGAATTAGAAGGTCGTGTACCAGGAAGCAGTGGTGCATTCTTTGATACTTTTGATGGTACAACTTCTCGTCTAACAATGGATACTGCTGAGGCTGATATTATAGCTGCTGTATCATCTGGTGCAACTACTATTCAAGTAAGTGATGCTTCTGTTTTTACTATTAATACAGAAGTAACTTTATATGATGGAATAAATACTGAAGAAGTTAATATTACTGCAATTAGTGGTAATACTCTTACTGTATCTGCACTAACCAATTCATATTCAAAAGGTGCAAAAGTTTGCAGATCTAACGTTACTATTGATACAACCAACAAGACAATGGAAATTGGAACATACACAGTTTATAGTATAACTGTTACACAATAACTTAAAACACAACTTAGATAAACAACTTGGAGGAATTCGTATGAAACATCTAAGACTAGACATAATTAAAGATAGTGGTGAACTACTATGAGTGTAGTCACTAATATTTCAAGTTTAACAACAGCAAAAACTGATTATCCAAACAGACGAAAACTTATAAAGTTGAGTGGTGGAGCATTAATTTCATGTTATAATGATACTACAAATGGAAGCAAATTATTCAGATCTGTAGATGGTGGAGTAACTTGGAATGAAATAGGTTCGTTGTCAACTTCATATAAAAGTTTAACAATTGATGCTTTTGGAGATGAAGTTATTGCTGCTTGTTACGCTGGTTTGAGAGTATATGTATTGCGATTTACACCAGACGGTACTAACTTTGGTGATTTAATTGAAAATAGTAAAGTAACAATTATTACCGATGAACAAACTGCAGGAGCTTATCAAGCAGTGACGATGGCAGTTGATGCTAGTAGAAGTACAGCTCATGTTGCTTGGTGCTCACATGTAGGCTCTAACAATAATAAGTATAATCTACGATATAGAAGCGTGACGCTTCAAACTGGTAATACTTTTTGGGCTATGACAGCAAAAGAGAGTATTACAAATGACTCAACATATACTTATTTTGCAAGAGATCCATACATTACAGTTGATAACTTAGGAATACCTGTTATAACTTTTTTACAAGATGCAGTTGTAATGACTGGAAGTAGTACGATTTATGATATGGATGGCGTAGTAGTAGTAAGACGAGATAAAAAACTTTCAACAAACAGTGATTTAAATTCTTCTAACTGGACAACAAACTCTATAACGTATGGTGGATTGTTCAGTGAGTGGAATAGTGCTCCAATTTTATATATTCCACCTTCAGTGTCAGGAACGGCAAATGGTAAGTTTATGGTAACAATGGCTTCTGAAGCAGATACTGTTGGATATGTTGCTGTATCAACAGATTATGGAGCAACTTGGTCACTGACAAGTACGAATAACATGGGAATAACTGATTCACCAAGGAGCCTTACTTTAACGTGTGATAAGAATAATGATGTTACATTATTTTATGAAGCTAAAATTGCGTCTGTTTCTTCTACTTATTATAATATCGGTATGGTGCAGTTAAAGAATGGAACAAGTAGTTGGACTAGTGAAACTGCTGTAACTTCATATACTAATAGAAATGCTAGATATGCAGCACCATTATTTGATAGCACTTTTGATTATTCAAATTCACCAGATGATGTACCACCTTTATTATTTACATCTAATGGAGTATATTATGCAGGTACGCAAGTTTCAAATTTAACTCCTACTTTAACTGTTACTACTGAAGATAATCAAGTATTATATGAAGGAAGCTCATATGTAATATCTGGTAGTGCAAGTGATGCAGACGCCGACCAAACAGTTTCTGTATATTATCAGATAGATGATTCTGCTTCTCGTGCAATTGCAACTGGTTTGAGTTCTGAAGTTTTAAACTTTAACAAAACACTAACATTTTCAAATGGTGCTTTATATGATGGAACTACTGCAGTAATATCAGGTCTTGTTGAAGATACTCAATACAGTTTAAAAGTAAAAGCTATTGATAGTATTGGTTCAGTTTCTATCGAATCAGTTTTAAACTTTACAGTTGTTTTAAACAGAGCTCCTGTATTAACTGTAAATACAATTGAGTCAACTGCAACTTTAAACTCTGATGTAATACCTGTTTCTGGAACGTGTTCAGATGAAGATGGAGATAATATTACTGTAACATATCAAATTAACAGTGATAGTGCTGTACAAGTATATAGTGGAACTGGCGGATCTTGGTCGTTCGACTTACCAATGAGCAGTTTACAAACTGGCGAAAATACTATAACAATTATAGCTCTTGATTCTAAAAACTTTTCAGGCACTAAAACTTTTACAATCACTAAGTTTGCTCCTGAGACTGCATTATTACAATCTACTGTAAGGTATAGAGTTTTACCACAAAATGCAACAACAACTGGTATTATTGTTTGGGTAAGAAGACATAAGAATTTAACAGTTTCAGCAGAAGCATGTTTGATGGCTTCAGGCGGCACAGAATCTTATGCTTCAATGACTTTAGATAGTACTACAAATATTGATGAAATGACAGTTGAAGACCAGTTTACGTATGAGAATGCTGAAGGTGGAGCTGAAGTTTTAATCAAGTTAAATTTAACTAGAGAATCAACAAGTGTATCTGATAAAGTCACATTAATATCAGGTGTGCTTGAATAGCAATAAGCCACGGGTTAATTCTCGTGGCTGACCGATTTGACAACAAGCGAATACAATAATGAGGTCCATATTTTAATATAAAATACAAATTTTATTATGGACTTATCATCATGAAAAACATCTAGAAACAAGTCCGTTAAATTATAAATTTAATGGAGGCGTTACAAAGGATGGCAAAATACTATTATAATAAATATAATGCTGTAACAGTTGCAACATTTAAGTCTACACCAGAGGGTCAAGCGACAACTTCCACTTATAATGATTTATATCTTTATACAGACTATGCTTATAATCATGCTACAAATATGTTTGAAGTTAATACACAAATAAAGATTTTTAATGGCGGTTATCCAGAAGCAAATAGTGTAAGTTATGGGGCCGTTGGTGATACTCAAACATCTTATGCTGTTAATGGTTTATATAAAGTTGTATGGTTATATGGAAGAACATATGATTACTATATATCAACTGGGTCAGCTACAACTCCTGGTGATTTAGTAGAACAAGTTGTTGCATTGGATGGTACGTATCCATCGTATGGAGTTGGTTCTGATGGATATTTCTATATCAAAGGATCTATTGCAAGTAAACCACCGACTATGCCTGGAGGTTTTACTTCACCAACTTCAGCAGTTGAGCGAGGAGCATCAACATTAATTTCATGGACGTCATCTACAGATCCAGAAGGTGGAGTTCCAACATATGAGTTAGATGTAAAAGAAATACGAGGTACTACGTCTTCTGTGTGGAAACCTACTTATACTAATATTTCTGGACCGTCTGTTTCATATACGATTCCAACAGATACAACATTAACAGGAATACAGTTTAGGGTTAGAGCTAAAAACGCATATCTTTACTCTGATTATCTAACATCTTCGGCACTTTTAGTTACAAGTAATAAAATTCCTGAGATAGTATTAAATACAGAAGATAAATTAACGCTATATGAAAACAGTATCCTAAAAATTAGTGGTACAGCGCTTGATGGAGATAGTGGTAATGTAGTAAGCGTTAAGTTTAGTATCAATGGCGGTACGGCAAGGGCTATTGCTTCAGGTATATCAGACGGAGTTTCTAGTATATCTTTTAGTCCAAGCTTAACTTTAAAAAGTTCATCGTTATATGCTGGAGATACAGTTATCGTAAGTAATTTAGCAGATAATACTGACCACACTCTTTCCGTTTGGGCAGAAGATGATAAAGGTGGTAAATCAACTGTTGCTAAAAGAACTTTTAGAACTGTTTCAAATAGACCACCAGTAATAACTGTAGATGAAATTATTCCAGAAGGAAATTTAGACACTGATAGTTTTTTAATAAGTGGAACAGTATTAGACCTTGATGGAAATACTATTACTTTAAAAAGAAAATTAAACAATGGAGAACTTGTTAATGTAGATTTAGTTGATGGCAATTTTTCTTTTAGTGTCAATATTGGAAGTTTGAATATTGGAGAAAATGAAGTTAAAATTGAAGCAACTGATTCTTTTAACGCTGTTACTTCTAAAATAATTAAACTATCAAAGAATAAAGAAAATCAAAGTATATTAAATTCAGTTGTTAGATATAAAGCATTTCCACCAACAGGTTCCGCAAAAGGGATTGTACTTTGGGTACAGCGGGATAAAAATTTAAGAGTTAATGTAGAGGCATCATTAACAAATAGTGGAGAAGCAGAATCTTTCGCTCCAATGAATTTAACTGCTACAGTAAATATAACTGATACAATTGTTGAAGACCAATATGCTTATGAATTAACTGAGTCAAAAACAGATATAAAAATGAAGCTTGGCATCAGTAGAGATTCTATTGATACAAGTGATAAAATAAGATTAATATCGGGGGTGCTTGATTAATGGCATTACAGGTTAAAGAACGACTTCCTGGTGGAGGATTTGGAGACTTTATAAAGATTTTCTCTGGTGAAACACAGGAAGAAAAAATTGCAGTATTAGAAGAAACTAACGCTATGTTAGTAATTTCTAATATTGAGAAAGAAATGCGTATTGATGATTTAGAACAACAACAAGCGACTTTACTAGTCGAACTATTAGAAAAGGGAGTTTTATAATATGGACTATTTTGCAATTGCTAAAAGATACTATCCTAAATATTATACGAAAGAAGATGTCAAAATTTTCGTAAAAGCAGGAAAGATTACTGAAGCTCAGTACAAAGAGATTACAGGAGATACTTATACTGTATAATATTTAAATGGATGGGGAAATAAGTCGGGGGTATATGTCAATGGAACAACAATTATTAGAAGTTTTTCTAAATAAGGAGACAGTCTTTTTCGGACTGTTTCTTTATTTGTTCTGGTTGCAACAACAGGAGAAAAAAAATCTTAATGACTTTTTATCCAAACAACAAGCCATTTTAAGTGATTTAACAAACTCATATGAAAAAATGGCAAATAACCAAGAAAGATTAACAACTCGTATTGAAGCTATTGAAGACAGGATGAAAATGAAAGGGGAATAGTTAAATGGAGTTTATTGTTAATAATTGGGAAGTTATTGTTGGAGCTACTATTGGTTTTGCTTTAGCTGGAGGAGCAATTTATAAATTTGTAAAATTGCCAAAAAGTAAGAAAATGGATAAAGTAAATGAGTGGTTATTATTTGCAGTTGTTAAAGCAGAAACAGAATTTGGTTCTGGAACTGGTAAAGCAAAATTGCAATATGTATATCATTTGTTCACAATTAAATTTCCTTTCTTATCTAAAGTAATTAGCTTTAATCAGTTTAGTGATTTAGTAGATAAAGCGCTAGAAGAAGTAGAAGAAATGCTAATTAAACGAAAGTAATGACGAGGTGATTTTAATGGATATTCGTACCATCAAAGGTTTATCACTTGACATACGAGAAAAAAGAGATTTAAAAACTTTTTCTTTTATGAAAAAAGATAGCAATCTTTTGGTGATAAATCTTTTAGACGGTGCGGAAGGGGTCAACTTAGAAAGCATTAATCAGATAATTATAAACTTCCGCAGGCCCGATGGAAAAGTAATAAGTAGATTAGTAGAACCTGTTGGTAATATTATTAATTATTATATGGGTAATGAAGAAATGGCTAAAAAAGGACTCTGCGAAATAACTATTCAACTATACAAAGATGGACATAGATTAACGCTGTATCCTTTTTATATAAAGCTAGTAGAAACAGTTGACCCTGTTGAGATCACGGATAGTAACGATAAAAATATTACTCAAAGCATTTTTATTATGATTGATGAGTTTTCAAAAAGATTAGATGAAATTAAACTTGGAACTGGTATTAAAGGTGACAAAGGAGATCCAGGAGAACAAGGTGAACCTTTTACGTATGAAATGTTTACTGAAGAACAATTGCTTTCACTAAAAGGATCCAAAGGCGATAAAGGAGACCAAGGTAATATCGGGCCTAAAGGAGATAAAGGTGAGCAAGGAATCCAAGGTATTCAAGGTATTCAAGGACCTCAGGGTTTAAAGGGTGATACAGGAGCAGTAGGAGCTACTGGACCTCAAGGCCCTATTGGTTTAACTGGTCCGAAAGGTGATACGGGTCCGCAAGGACTTAAGGGAGATACTGGAGCAAAAGGTGATAAAGGAGATACTGGTTTACAAGGTCCTAAAGGCGAAACTGGAGCAACTGGTCCACAGGGTATTCAAGGTCTTAAAGGAGACACTGGTGAAACGGGAGCTCAAGGCATTCAAGGTATACAAGGGTTGAAAGGTGATAAAGGAGATAAGGGTGATAAAGGTGATCCAGCCCCTAATATTATTACAAGCGTTAATGGTAAGACGGGTGTTGTAGTATTAACATCTACAGATGTTGGAGCTTTACCATCTAACCCATCTGTTATATCATCAGGAAAAGCTTACGGTGGTGCTTTATCTCATAACATGGGTAATTATGGAATTGTATTTCAACCTAAACAAACATATGTATTAAAAAGCGTTGGAATATTTGCAGAGACTGATGGTTATGTTAATGTTAGCTTAGCTGTTTGGCCGGAAAGCCTGACTGTAGATCTTGATGTAAAAAGTGACCATTTATACTCTAAAGTTTTACCAGTTGTTAAAGGGTATCAGATATTATCACTTGGTTATATTATACCTGCAGATGGAAGCAAGTATCTTTTATATCCATCTGATTTTACAACATCACTTCATAGGTTGCAAAATATTGGAGCATTTTCAGATACGTATACAACATTCTCAGGAGGCGGCTTCCCATATAGACAATATGGAGATGTAAATAGAAGAACAAATGGTCATTGGTATTATTTCTTTGATTGGAAGATAGATCCATCTCCTCAAGGAATAATAACACAAATGGCTGTAGACCATGTTAGGACGCCAAATATTTCATTATTCGGTGCAAGTATACCTGACAATGGGAAACATACTATAGAGCTGGAGGGATGGCCGAATGGATACTATTATGGATAAGTATATTGTATCTTTTAATGAGTCAAAAGATTTTGCTGCTATTGAAGCTGTTGGTGGAACAATTCATAATGAACTTGTATCAACTCCTTTAAAAGCTGTCGCTTTATTAACTGAAGAATCAGTAAAAGAACTAGAAATGAATTCTTCAGTTAAAAGTGTTTTAAAATCTATGCCAAAATTTTCTGTAAAAAGCAATACTGCTGGATTGACAAAGTCCGTTGGTGAAGGTTTTTGGTATAAAAAATTACAGATAGAAGAATATCGAAAAAGAGGATTGACAGGACAAGGTATAAAAGTTGCTGTAGTAGATAGCGGATGTATACCTCACAATTCAATTAAAGTTACTAGCGGATTAAATTGTGCGGATATTACAGCTCCATATATGGTAGATGAATCTGACCATGGTACAGCTATTTGTAGCATAATATGTGGACAAGGCAAAGACGGTACAGTAAGAGGTATAATACCAGATGCAGAATTACATGTGCTTAAAGCCGATAGTGAAGATGGATTATTTTATGATGCAGAGCTTTTGGTTGCATTAGATTATTGTAAAACAAATGGTATTCATCTTGCAAATATCAGTTGGGGAGCTTTATATGAAGGTGAAGATTTAACAACAAACTTCGACACCGATTATGCAACATACTCACAAGCATTCGAGCAAATAAGAGCAAATGGATGTTTACCTGTTACATCAGCTGGTAATGATGGAATATATATGAATGATACTATCGACTTGCTTCAACATACATTACCATCTTCTGTTCCTTCTGTTATAGCTGTTGGAAATATTGATTATGTAGATAAGAGAAGTTCGTCGTCTAGTACTGGTCCAGCATTAGACTTTGTAGCTTATGGTACACAAGTTCTTGCTGCAACTACTTACACTGGTGAAAATGCTTACTCACACTATTATGGAACAAGTTTTGCTGCTCCAATGGTGCTTGGTCAATTAGCATTGTATAAACAAGCTTTTCCAACATTAACGTGGGATGAAATTATTCAAAAGGCAAAAGATAATAGTATAAAACTATGGACTGGAACAGAGACTAATAATAATGCTTATGGATATGGAAAGATTGGTGTTCCACCAGAAATTCTTGCTATGCCTATTACTGAAGAACCTAGTCCGAATCTTGTTATTAGACGAGCAGGATATGGAGATAAGGTTCCACTATTTATTTAATACGAAAGAGGGAGTTAATTATGGGAAAATATGTAATTTCAAGTGGTCATGGACTTTACATTAGAGGTGCAGCTAAATACCTTGATGAAGTAAATGAAGCGCGTAGAGTAGTTAAAAAAGTAGCAGAATATATGGAAGAACTTGGTTCAACAGTATATCAATTCCATGATAATACTTCAAAAAATCAAAAAGATAATATTAATGCTATTGTAAAGTATCACAACAGTAAAAGCAGAGATCTTGATATTTCAGTGCACTTTAACGCAAATTCTCCAACAAACGATCCACGAGGAACTGAAGTTTTATACTTGACTGAAAAAGCATTATCTGCTAAAGTATCAAAAGCAATTGCAGAAGCAGGTGGATTAAAAGATAGAGGTGCGAAATATAGAGATAATCTTGGTTTCTTAAAAGGAACGGTTAAACCAGCTATCTTGATTGAAGTGTGCTTTGTCGATAGTGCAAAAGATAAAGAATTATATGAAGCAAACTTTGATAAAATCTGTAAAGCTATTGCTGAATCTATTGTAGGTAAAAAATTACCATCTGCTAAAACTGAACAAGCAACTTCTACTGAAACTAATGGTAAAGTATATCGCTTATTTACAGGAACATTCAAAACAAAGGCAAGTGCTGAAGCAGCAGCAGATAAAATTACGAAAGCAACAGGATTACAAATTAAAATTCGTGAAGAATAAATAAGGGCATCTATTAGATGCCTTTTTATAATTTATTTATTTTTTAAATTATTATTGACTCGAAAGGAGAATTATAATGGCAAGATTACAAATTTTTAATAAAGATACATGGGAAAAAGTTAATGAAGAAAATAAAGCAATTTTAGAAGATTACTTATTGGAGCTTAGATCGAAGAAAAAATCTGAAGGCACAATTTATCAATACAAAGCTGATATTAGAATGTTCCTTTGTTGGGTTCATGATAACTTAAAAAATAAATCAATTATTGAACTTAAGAAACGCGACTTTAGGAAATTCTTCTTATTTATTGAAGAGAAATCTCCTGCAAGAATTAATCGTGTTCAGTGCTCAATTAGAAATCTTTTAGAATTTTGTACACAAGATGATGACGAATATGAAGATTACCAGCTTAATGTAATGAGAAATATCAAAGGATTGGAAAAAGAGCAAGTTAGAGAAATTCATTTCTTAACTGACGAGCAAATTCATTTAATCTTAGATCACCTTCTAGAAAATGAAAAATATCAACAGGCATTATATTTATCATTGTCATATGATAGTGCTGGACGTAGGAATGAAGTATACCAGGTATTGAAAAATAATTTTTTAACAAACAAAAAAACGAACAAGGTAACTGGTAAACGTGGCAAGCAATTCCAACTTCGTTATTTTACAAAGACAAAAGAAATTGCTGCTAAATATTTTGAGCAACGAGGAGAAGATGATTTAGATACTTTATGGGTAGTAGGAAATGGAGATAATAAACGAAAAGCTTCATATGAAACATTATACAATTGGACAATTGGATTCAGAAGTATTTTAGAAAATATTACTGGAGAGTACATCGAGTTTAATCCTCACTCACTTCGTCACTCAGCTTTAGAAAATTATTCAAATGGAACTCATGCTGTATTAAAAGAAATGGGTAAAGATAAACTTGATATTAAAGTATTGAAGGTTCTTGCTAACCATAATGATATTAGTACAACAGAAAGTTACTTGAAAGATAGAGATGAAGAGCTTTTAGATGAAGCATTTGATATGTAAAAATTAAAAACGCCTCTAGAACCACCTATATGGTGCCATGTATGTTACCATTAAAATAATTTTTTCATTAAAATTAATATGTTCTAGAGTTGTTTTTGTTGCAAAAAAAATATTTATACATTACACAAAATAAAAACATGGAAGGCATAAAAACCCTCCATGTTCATAACCTTAGTGTACTTCGGTAGGTTGTGGTACGACTCCGGCAGCTGCATAGGCATCAGATGATGTTCGACTAATCTCATCTTGCATTTGACTGACATACTCATTGGTATCAAGATTTGATTGTGATGGATCTTGTTGTGAAAGGTACAGCTCTCCCATTTCGATTAAGCGCTTCGTCATCGTACCTCCCACCATACCATGTACTCTTGCGGGTAATGCACCTTTATCTAAACTATCATAATCCTTTATACCCAATTCAGCAGCAATCTCATTTTTAAATTTATCCATGAAATTGTCAGCACCTGGAACAACTAAAGCATTACGTCTTCGTTTATTAGACATACATTAACCACTCCTATAGGTTAGTTGTAACCTCAAATACGGACCAATGTATTTGTCGTTACATTATATATTATATCCATATTAAAAAAAATATATGCAAAAAAGATGGAAATAAATTCCACCTTTTTCTACTTTATTATTTTGCTACATATTCAATAATAACTTTTTCTACAGGTTTAACTTCTAAAAAATGATATGATAGTTCCATTCCATCTTGTGATTCAGTAGCAGGTTTTTCCATACCAAATTCAAAATATGCAACTTCTCCATCTTCCTCAATTTTATAAACCTTTGTTACATAATTTGACCAACGGCCATAATCTTCAAATTCACTTTTAATAACTTTTCCTTCTTCTTCTAAATCTTCTAAAGCATCTGGTAGTCTTTTATTTGAATACCAATCAACAGTTCCATCTAAACGACCTAATTCTCTCAATTCTTTAATTAAACTCATTTTAAATTCCTCCTATAATAAGTGCTCCATGTCATTTTCTTTACACCATTTTTTCCATTCTTTTTCTTCATTATACAACGTGATTAAAAGCGGTGGTAACATAATTAAGAATATTGCTGTAAATATAATATAAGGTAAACTTATAATTAATAATATTAAAGTATCGTCACTCATAATGTTTCAATATCTCTAATATTAATTTCTGGGTTTTTAGCAACGCCAATCAATTTCCAATTAGTAGAATTTTTATAAAAGTTAATCATACCACTAATTTTTGACATAGTATTAACAATTTTACCTTTTTCTAAATCTATTGCAAGACATCCATCTTCACCATTCATTATAACAAGTCTTGTACATCGTTTATGCGTTAATGTTTCTTCAAGTATAAGAATATCTCCCGAACTAACTCGTGGTTGAATTTTACCAGTAGTATTAAAATTAATTTTCATTTTAAGTTCCTCCATTTAATTAAATATTTTTTCCTCATTATTATCATCAATATCAATTATTTTCCAAACCAATATATTGTTAAGATTTAAGTGTGCACCGCTAATTGTTACGAACCTTCTATCTGCTGTACTATTAGTAGCAGTTTCTAATTCGTGTAATTCTTTTGCTGTTATATTTTCATGAAATGATAATCCTTGAAGTGTAACAAAAGATATTTTAATATTATTCTCCATATAGTTCCTCACTTTCATCTTCCAATTTTGGGAAGCTCATTTCTTTTATAAAGTATTTATCAGTATAATGAACATTTACAACAGTACCTTCATTTAAAACTCGATAAGCATCTTCACTAAATAGCCTAAGTTCAATTTCTTGACCATCATGACCAACAATAACACTATATTCTGCAGGCGAACTTCTAGTTCGTGCTTTATACACTTTTTTAATTACTTCTACATTTTTTAGCTCACCAACAATTTTTGCTTCTTTTTGTTCCTTTAATTCATTTTCAGAAGTGTTTCCACAACCTACTAATAATGCAGTTGATAGAGCAAAAGGTAATATAATCTTTTTCATAATGATAACCTCACTTAAATAAAATGCGAATTTTATTCTAAATACTGTAACCTGGAAGCCATACTAGCATTGACTTTATAATTTTATCCTTAATTGGCCACTACATAATATTGGCTATCTTGTAAAAGTTTTGCCATTTTAATTTTAAATTTATTTAATTTCTTGTTAGCACCTTGACGGCTCATGTTTAACTTTTTACTAAGTTCTACAACTGAGAAATCTTTTTTACTAATCAAAGTTTGTAACATTAATTTTTCTGTACTATCTAGATTTTTTTCTAGTTCTACAATAAGAGCACGAAAATCTGCAGATAGTAATTCTTCATCAACTACTCCTAATGTATCAATTAACTCAACTTCACCATCACCATTTTCTAGCATTTCATTTGCACTAATTTGACCATAAGTGTTAGTTCTTTTTTGTGCAAATAATGGAGTAATAATTTTATTGATTGCAAGTTTTAGTCTGTATGTTGCATAAGTAATAAACGCAGCTCGTCCATCGTATCTTTTATATGCTTCCCATAATTCATAACGTAATTCTTGCATTACATCTTCCTTTTCTGGTGCATTGTAAACGATTTTTCCAAGAGCGATGTTAGCTGTTCTATTCATCAACGGAGTGAACTTTTTGACTACCTCCTCGAATGTCATTTCTTTTTCAATACCGTTGCTAAATTTAATAGTTTTAGTCATTTTCTACATCTCCTAATTATGTTATATTTTCTAACGTTGTCCATCAATACAATATTTATTATGCCATATTGATGGACATTTGTAAATGGATTTTTCAAATAATTTTAAATTAAATTATTCATATGAAGGTTCTGTTTTATCTTCACGTAACCGTACAAATACAGGGTGTCTTAACGATAAACCACCTTGTTCATTTGTGCTTTCATTAAGATATTCAACTTGAGCAATCTTACCAATTAACTCATCTCGTTTTTTCCAATACTCAATTCCTTCCTCTTCAGATAAACCACTACCAGCATTAACATTAAAGCCTTTATAATCTACAATGATAGAGCCTAATCTGTTGCCATCTTTATGTTCCTTTACGCCAACAATAATTAAATCGGCATCTTTAACAGGTTTTAGTTTAAGTATACTGTCAACCCGCTTTGTTTGATAGTAAGCATTAGTATCACACATTACAAGTCCTTCTGCTTTTGCTTCGATAACCTGTTCAAAATGTTCTTTTACTTGTTCCTTATCAGCAGTTATCTCTAGAACCTTAGCAAGTTTGATATTTGGCATATCCTCTTCATCAATCATATTTGCAAGTGAAGTTCGTCTGTCAATCCATTTTTTACTTGATTTACCTTTAAGATATTCATCATAAGGAATAACGTCAAAGGCCATAAAGTTTAATCCAGATTTAGCGCCTTTAGTACCAGTTATTTTAGTTGTTAATCTGAAAATGTCTTTTGAGTGCATATCTTCAGAAGCATCAGCAACCAACTCACCATCAAATACATATCCTCGTGGAAGGAACTTTACTTGTTCAAAGATTTCTGTTAATTCACCAAAATCTTTGCCTTGTCGTGAATATGCTTTTGGTTCATCAAGATTAAAGATTGTACATCTTACTCCATCATATTTTAAAGTAATTGCAAATTCACCTTTAATCTTATGCTTTTGGTCTTCCCATCTTTTAGCATGTTGTACAGCATACTCAGGAATTAATCCTGGGATAACTTTATTAACTGTTTTTGCAGAAACACCAACAGTAACATCTTTTATAACAAGTTTTGTTAGAAACTCGTGTGCTTCATCTGGTTGTTTACTAATCCAAGTTTGTACTACTTGAACTGTATTATCATTACCAGTATTATTCTTTTTAATATATTCAAGTAAATCATTAAGATCCATATGAATAGGAATAGCAATAGGTGGTAACTTTTTATTCATCTTTTTCTTTGCAAGTCCAGTAACGATAAAAGGATTAAAAGCAAAATCTAAAACGTTCAAGAATGATTCATTTTCAGAATATTTAGCGATAACAGACTCTTTCTGTTTACCCCTAGCATTTTTAATCTCGTCAAAAACCAACTTCATTTGAACAGCTTCATTCATTTTAACGTCCTCCATTATCTGATATATGATTGGAAATTTAACAATCTTGGGTTCTGATTGTATTTTTTAGCTATTTGTTTGGACTTCGCATTATAAGCATTTATATAAAGTATAACAATATCAAAACATTCCTGTCTTGTTATTTTACCTTGTTTATATAATAGTCTTGCTCCATGTGCCTTTTCTTCTAATAACTTGATGTCCATAATAACCTCCGTGTATCATTTATATATATTATTATAACATATGATAGAATTTTTTGCAAATAATTTAATTTAATAAATTAAATCAGTTTCATCCGCTTCAACTTCTTCAACAGTTGCAATAACTTTAATTATTTTAACATCTTTAAACTGATTCGCAAGATCCCTTATTGTTTTATCTCCTAGATATTCTGCATCTGCTCGATTTTTAACAAGTGTAAGTGAGTTAGAGAATTTTGAGTAACTACTTACATAATATTCATTAAGCATAGCATAATACTTTGTTTCTTGATGAACTCCACCACCAATAAAAATTCCAGTTTCAAAAATTGCTTCATCCATAATTCTAACCTCCATTAATTGAATATAATTAATTATAACATTTATATAAAAATATGTAAATATATTTTTATTATTTTTTTATTTTTTTTAAAAAAGAAACGCCACTGAGGACGTTTCTAGTTGATGGTAACATGTTTAAGTTTTTATTTTTTAAAGACGTGGTTACCTATTACTTTGACTGTTTGTCTACTATCTAACCAACGACTTGTTGCAATACTTGGGTTATAGAAGAATAATGCTCCATCAGAAGAGCCACCCATTTGAATTGCAGTTTCAGTTGCTCGAATAGATTCAGAATCTGCAGCTTTATTAATTGAACCATTAGAAACTGGTGAGAACTGATTAGTCTGATAAATAACTCCAGGAATAGTATTTGGGAATTGGCTACTATTAACACGGTTAAGAACGACAGTAGCTACAGCAACTTTTCCATCGAATGGTTCTGATTGTGCTTCAGCTCTAACCAAACGAGCTAATAAATCTTTATCACTTTCAGATACTCCATTTGTAGCTGTATAAACCGGTTCACTTTGTTGTTCTGTAACTTCTTCAACTACAGGCTCAGTATTTTGCACTTGCTGAGTTTCTTGTTGTTGAACTTGTTGTACAGGTTCCTGAACTTGTTGAGTTTGTTGCTGTTCTTGATAAGTATTGTTATTTTCAATAATAGTTGTAGAAGTTTGATATTCTACTGGTGATTGAACAACTTCATTCTCATTTGTGTTAACAGTATCTCCTGGATAAATTAAGTGAATATTCTCGATCTGAGGGTTTAACTCTACAATTGTATTTAACCTCATATCGTGGTCATAAGCAATTTCACTTAATGTATCTCCTTTCTTTACCTCATAGGCCATTGCTGGTGTTGCAGTCATAAGTACAGATGCCACAGCAGAAGATGCGATTAATTTTTTCATAGTTTAACAAATCCTTTCTTTTTCCTTCATCCTTCTTTCAAATTAGAATGATTTTTATGTACCATCAACATAATTCTATAATAACATAGAATTTTTAATTTGTACATAGAAAAATTTATTTTTTTATTTATTTTTTTTACGATTTTCCTTGCGAATTTTCTCTAATTCCTCTAATTCTATCCAACCATCTTTTCCATACTTTATTGATTTAGTTATTAATTTAAGTTCTAAAGGATATAGCTTTGTATATAACTTCTTTTTAATTTTAAAGTCTGCAGTTTGCTTTCCTTTTATATCTATTATAACTTCACTTCCATTATTATATATAACATGAAAGTCTGATATATAATAAATAGCTCTAAACTTTTTACCATGCTTTTCAAATTTATCTTGTAAAAGAAACTTTGGTTGAAGAGAAAAGTCTTTTATTTGACCTTCCTCTTTCATTTGTTTTAGATATAAATAGTAATCGCTTTCCATTTTTGAGTCAAACTTTATACCGTCTATTGTAGTTTTTCTTGCACCATATTTACTCATTTGAAAACATCATTTCTATTGCAATTATATCATCTAATTTGCATAGAGCTTTATTATATGACTTATTAATAATAATTTCATCTACATTATATTCTAAACTTGTAAAGTCTTGAGCGTCTGCTTGCAATCTTCTAGCAGCTTCTTCTCTAACATTTGGATTATTAAACTCACGCTGTATATATCTATTAAATCTATCTAGCGGAGAAGCAATAATATAAATACTGAATACTCTTTCACCATAGATATTCTTTAACTCATCTAAACCAGATGGTGTAACAATAAGCAACACATCATCTTCTGTATCTAAATCTTCCATATTAACTCCATAATGACATAAACCATAAGGTTTTACTTCAAATGAATTTTGACAAATGAAGCTTCCACATGCAAAATCATCATTAGAAATAAAGTGATAATCAACTCCATCAATTTCACCTTTACGAGCAGGTCTAGTTGTATATGTTGTTATTTGTTTAATACCTAATGATTTAGAAACCTCTTTAGCAAGGCTTGTTTTTCCAGAGCAAGTTTGTCCTAATATTGTAAATATTTTTCCCATCTTATTTCCTCCAAAAAAATTATTTAAGGACTAGAATTATTCTAGTCCTCATTATTTAATTATTTAATATGACTTGTAATTTTTGAGTCATCTACAAGTATTGCCCAGTCTTTTAATGTGGCTGCATGAGCAATATCACCAACAAATTCTTTATATTTACATTTAACAATTTTTAAATTGTCAGATTGAGATTTTTTATTTAAAACTTGGTAAAAGTTTTCTTTTGCACTTCTATTTTGAACAATATCTCCATTTTCAATTTCTGTAGGCTGTTCATGATTAATTAAAATTTCTGGTACGGGTAGATTTAATGCTCGACATAATGCAATAGCTTTTCCAATGTAGATATTAAAAACATCATCTTTACAAGCATTTGCTCGTCCACCTGAATATACTTTGCCTGTTTCAAAACCTTTTAGCAGAGCTGTTACAGTTCGCTTATCAAAGTTAATATTAAAATCAACTTTACAAATTCGTATAATTCCATTAGAACTTACGTTGTAATGACCTCGACTATCTTTTAAATTTTCAATAAGACTTTTTGCAAATTGGATAGCTTCATCTCTTGAAGGCAATTCATATGTTGGTACAGCTTGTATAGATTCTCTGCTAAGTAACTCATTTGAAGCATCAGAAATTAATTCAATTAGTTCAATATTTGTTAGGTCATTCAATTTAATTTTAGTCATTATTATTTTACCTCTTTCATTTGTTTTTTAATTTCAGCTAATAATTTTGGTTCAGGCGCTTCCCAACCTTCAGGCTTTTTAATCTTACCGCCATTATTTTCATCATAACGAGGTTTGCCATCTTCCCAAAGTTTTGCCATATTAGCATCTTGTACAATATCAAACAGAGGTTGCGGATTAACTCCCGCTACAACAAATGAACCTTGTACAAAGTAATTAACATCAGTTAGAGCATCCATTTGATCCACCAAAGGATTTTCAATAATTGCGCCACTATTTAATACCTTTTGTTCTGCAGCTTCAATACCATTATAAAGTTTAGCCATTAATTTGCCAAATAATTCTTTATCATTATTAGCAGTTGCATATAAAAATTCTACCAATTCCTCTGCTGTCCAAATTGTTCTAGCTACAGCAAGTTTCGGTTCAATAGCAGTTGGAGTATTTGCTACAGGATGACCAAACGCCTCATGGAATTCTTGTACTTGACCTTTTGCATAATCTAATCCTTTTTTCATTTTATAATTCCTCCCCAGTAAGCTCAACAATAATTTCTTTTACTTCAACTTTTTTAATTTTTCCATTGCTTGAAACATATCTTTCAGCTGCATCTTGAGCTGTATAACACTCATCATGTTCTGTACTTTTACCAAATCTATCATCTGGGTTAACAGTTATATAAGTACCATAAACAACAGGTATAATTTGTCTTAAACCACCAGCATCATTTATAAAGAAGTCATAGTTATTAAAAGTTGCTTTAGGCTTTTTAAATTCATTAGTAATTGTTATTTTCATTTTATTGAACCTCCATTAGCATTTTATATTTTGGTAAATCTGACTTTCTAATTGTATAAAGATTATAATCATAATTGATAATCTTTGGATTTTTCTTCATGCAAGACTTAATCATTGATGTAGTGCTTTTATTATCCCAACCCATAAATTCTGCAATTTCAGCAGAAGTTTTAGCAGTAGGTCGATTTACTTCTAAGAAGTTATATAAATTTGCAGCATCTATAGCAATTTGTTCTTGAGAACGTTTTTTAACCACTTTAATATTTTTAACAATTTCACCTTTTCTACGAAGAACAGATCTCTTAGGTTCAGTTTCAGTTGTAGTTTTATTTGAGTAAAACATAAATTGTGCTTCCTTTTCAGTATCTCGAACAGGAACAATAACTCTATCGCCTAATTGTAGACCTTCAATATCACATTTATACCAGTAAGCTTTATTAGTTTCATCAAACATAACAGCACAATAAGTCATATTATTTCCTCCTAGGTATGAGGGTCATAAGACCCTCATTATTAAATTAAAATTTATTCTTCGTCAAAATACATGGAAAACGCTTCCTTCTCGACAACATGGTCAATATGAACAGTTACAACCCAATATTCGCAACCTTTCTTAATCTTCTTATCAATCGTAGATTTTTTAATAGTGTACTCACTTTTATATTTTTCTACAACAGCCTCAGCTTGTTCTTCTGAACCAACCATATGTTTAAAACTTTGACCTAATAAAATATTTAATGCACTCATATTATTATTCCTCCATAATGTTTTTAATTTATTTTACATTGTTATTATATATATTTTTTCTAGTTTCGTAAACCAGAATTTTAATTTTTTCACATTTTTTTCATATCTTTAGCAGCTCGATTAATAGCATTGACAAAGTGCGCACCACTATAATACTTTCCTGGACTAACAGCCGATACAAAAATATTTTTAAGTTTTACATACATCATAGGATTAGCTTCTAAATATTCAATCTTTTGCTTCATCTCTTCTGCAGATTTAACATAAACCCATTCTGGAATATTATGATATTTAACTAATAGTCTATCACTATCATAAGATTCATGTAAGAAAGGTATAATGCCTGCTCGTGCAGCTTCGACCCATTTTGCTGAAATATCTCCAGGAACGATTGGATAACAGAAAGTATATTTTACATGAGGTAATAGTTCTTGTAAATCATCATAAGAAACCGAGCCTTTATACTTAGGACTTGTATAAATTTCATTATCCCACTTACCATATACACAAATTTCATCTTCGCCAAAAGCGTCCACTATTTCAGTAATGGCTTTAATTCGTTTCTTATTATCATATTGATGGAAGAACAGAGCAATTTTTTGTGTCTTTTCTTCACCGTGTTTTGTTCCAGAAATTTTTGTATCAAGTAAATATTGAAATTCAGCTGCAGCATATCGAAGTTCAGTCTTGTGTTCAACCATTGTAACTTGATCCTCATAAGACTTCATACGCTTAAATTCAGCTACGCCTTCTTTTACTCCTAAACTAATTTTTTCTGGATTGATAATATCACGAGCAGGAAGAGGCATATATCTACCATCTGATGTAATAGTCATCCAATTAATACCTGACTCATTAAGATAATAAGTAATAGGTGAACAATAGTTTACAAGAGATTGAATTGGTTTTCGTATTTGGTCATTTGGTAAACCAGTTTTTCTATCAAGGCAATAAATTCTACCTGGAATACTAAGGCTTGACATACCTCCATGAATAACTCCATACTCAATATCAATGTCTTTTAACTGTTCCCAAATCCATGTAGTAGGGTCATGTTCTTTTGAGTTCCATCCAACCCAACAATCAATAATATTATTATGAGGGAACCATTCAGCTCTAACTTCATCAGACACTCTACTGAAGTCAGATTTACCAATTAAATAGTACGTGTTATTCGGGTTCATTTTAGCAATAGTTGAAAATAGAACAGGTGCTTCATTATTACCAGCAGATGCTCCCCATCTATCACGATTAAAATAAATTGTTCTCCCCATCTTCCCAATTACTACGTTTGCCATTATTTATTACCTCCTAAAAAATCTTTTTCATATACAAGATAATGATTGTGAAAAGGTAGTTTTTCTTCAAAACATTTATACACATATTGAGCACCATAAGGTTTTGGAAATTCTTTTCTCCAATTACCTTTTATAGCTTCCTGTTTTGTGCTAAACCTTCTAACTATTTCATTATTCATATTTATTAATAGTATTGGTTTTTTATTTGCTTCAGCTAATCCAGTTCTATAAGCGTGAAGCATATTTTCACTTCTTGTTACCCACTCCAAATTTTCTGCTCTATCATTGGTTTTAACGCCATCAATATGATTGACAGATATTTTATTTTCTGGATCGGGATTATTAACAAATGCTTCTGCTACAAGTCTAAACATAGGACGCTTTCTATTTACTCCATCTTTTGCAAGAGTTACTTTTCTATAGCCATCTCTATCGGTTCCTATATGTTCAATTAGCTTACCTTTAAAAACTCGTGTAACATAATCATTATGTCTTTTTGAATAAAAAGTTGATTCTCTATCAACAGAGCGCAATCTTCCTAAATTGCTAACTTCATAATATCCTTCGTATTCTAGTACCGGCCTCCAAATCTCACTCATTTATATGCAACTCCCATACTTTTTAATTCTACTCTGAAATATTTTCTAATATTTCTCATACGAGAAATAATTTCTTTAGATAAAGTATTAATATAATTTTTTCTAAAATCATTAACTTCAATATCTGAAGGCAGTTTTACAAATGATTTAATTCTATAATCTGATAAAGCTGCAAACTGTTTAACAATATCTAAACAATTTTCATTTTTAATCAGTTCACTAAACGAACTATTATAAATTTCATTTGTAATATCATAGTGGTTTTTACCATCAAAGTTATACCATGGTCTACTTAATCCATTATCAATAAGAAATAGTTTATTATCAATAATTCCATAGTTTCCTATATGTCTATCTTCATTCTCAATAATTAAATCAAATAGTCTCATTTGATATAATTCTTTACTAAACTTTTCATTTATATTTTCAATTTTTTGTCTAGCTTGAGCAAACTCTACAAAATTTTCTTCCCACCAGTGAATAGAACATAAGTTAGTAGGTAGACCTAATAGACTTCCTTCGTCTGTTAAACCAACTTTGTTAATGTTTAACCCTAGAAAACTACCTAATCTATAAGCAAAATATTCTGCATATGCTTCTTTCGTCGCATCTCCTTTAATCATTACTTTTTTGTTTTCAACTGTGGCCATAATTTTTGGTGAAATACCAGAAATATTACTACGAGTTGACTCAATGTCTGAAGTAACACTAATTCTTTCACTACTAATTTTTTTCATCCCATTTACCTCCACATAATATTCATGTGATTTAATTTACATTATCATTATATCCATTATATTTTTAATTGTAAACCAGAATTTAAAATATTTTTTAAAAAATAAAACCACAGAAAATTCTGTGGTTAAATAAACTCCTGTAAAAATTCTACTGCTTTAATAAACTGCATTTTCTGGTTCTTAGGATTTTCTTTATGAAGTGGAATCATGGTTAAGAAAAGAATACCAGTTAAAAGATTAATTTGTCTCTCATCAAAATCTTTTAGTACTATTTCTTTGAAAATATTTTGTACTTCATTCTGTTTACTTTCATAGAATTGATAATAAAACTTATTGTTTCTTTCTTCCAAAAAGTATAATCCATTGACAATAAAGTCATAATAACCATTAACAGAATGATTAAGTTTAGCGACATCATATCTAATATCTCCTCTTGTAGAATATTTACCATATTCACCTCGTGGGTCAATTATCTTCAGTGAGTTTGTGCTTACATCATAAAGCATATTACCAAAGAACAGATCTCCATGAAGTGCGCTATAGTATTGTTGAGTATTTTCTAAAAAGTTACTCTGTATTTCACTAATAATTTTTTCAAGATGAATAATTGGGTTCTTATATACAATATTATTAATGGTGATAAATTCATCTTTAGCAAAATCATAGTCTTTAACTTGCTCTACTCTATCTCTAGTTTTTGTAACAAGCATATCATAGTTATCATCTGCTAAAGAAAAATTAGAATTCGGAGTAAGCATACACTTTGTTAAATATCTGCTTATAACTTCAAAGATTCGTTTCCATTCATGTTTTTCTGGTAAATTAAATAGATAAAGTTCTTGAATAGGAGTTGAGTGTATAAACTCTAATTCATAACCTCCATGAAACTCATTAACTAATTGAGGTGTATATAACTTTAAATTCATATCAATAGACTTATACCAATTTACTTCATTTGCCATTTTAGCAGTATTGTCACTTCTTTTAATGATTGTATTATCGTCTGTTGTTTCAATAGAGTTAAAATATCTAGCTATATTTTTACGAGTATTATTTAAAGCTGCTAACTCTCCAAGGTCATAATAATCTGGGATATAAGTACCTAATACTGTTACATGTTCAATATACTTCTCTAAAGCCTGACTTAATTGAAACTCATTACGAATCTTTTTACCATTTGCAATTACTTCATTCAAGATAGATTCAAATATCTTTATTTTTGACAAGTAATATACACCCATAATATTTTTATTCGTTTCTGGTTTTTCGTCTGGTTTATCATAAAAACCTTTGACAATATGCGCTTTAACATCAACCATACACCATCTGGACCAGTCGTCAACAATATCATATCCAATAAAATCATATTCATAATTTAGAGATTGATTATTTAATACAATATCACCAAGCATAATGAATAGTGAGGCTTCATCTTTTTCTTGTTCAGTTAATATTTTTACTCCATCATTAATTGCTCCTGCTAATCCAACTAATTCTTTTTGTTCTGCAAAACGGATATTTAGCTTATCTCCATAAAATTTATTGACATAATCAACAAGCTTGTCCTTCTGATAGCCAACTATAATAACCACTTCCTTAAAACCCTGTGAAGATAAATAATCAAGTTGGTGTCCAATAATAGGTTTACCATTAAAAGGAAGCATTGCTTTAGGATTATTTTCTGTTAGCGACAACATTCTTGAACCTCTACCTGCTGCAGCAATCATAGCTATTTTATTCATCTTTATTTCCTCCTATAGGGCTAAAGCTGAGATTATTTCTCAGCCTTAGCTAAATAATTTAATAGTGCTAAATCAGGCAATACGGCTTTATCATCTACCATGTAATCTGCTATTGGTTTGCCAAAATAGATCTCATGATATTTTACATTGTGTTTTTCTAGCCAATCATAAGTAATCTTTCCAACTCTAGCATTAACTAACCCTATATTTGCTCCAGTGGTTTGCATATGACGAGCAGTTTGTAAAATGATATAATCTCCTGCTTCATATCTCTCGTTAATAAAATCAATAATATGTTTGAATGGTTTTACATTTGCATATTCTTCATACGAAGTTCCTTTTGGCTTTTCTTCACAAATAGTATTGTCAATATCAAAACACCATCTTTTCATATTAGTACATCTCCTTAAAGTATTTATAAGTAAATTCGTATCTATACCAATCTTCATTGTAATGTTCTCGTTTTACATAATGATTATACATTTTCCAAAATAGCTCTTCATATTCTTCAGGATTTTCTTTTGCCCATTTAATTTTTGCTTCAATATCTCGACTATCTGAAACTGAAATGTAGTTATGATATTCTTCAGGGATCTGAAGATTGTCAACATCATAGTCATCTGCAATTAGAGGAATAACTCCATTTGCTAATGAAGAATAAATTCTGAAATTTAAAGAATCATATTTGCCGTAGAAACATTTTAAAATAATAGTAAATATATATTCTTTTTGTTCTTCATGATAAACTTCTTGAGGAACAGTAGGTTTAACAATCGGGCTTTGTGAAATATTTCTAATTACATTAAATGCCGCTTCGTCCTTAATCTTTTTGCCTTTAAACTTTTTAGTTTCTAAAGGATCTTTAATTACAGACTCAGTAATTGTTGAGTTTCCATCTGTTTGAGTTCGAATAACTGCATCAGCTTTTAAATCTTGGAAGAACCTTGTCCAATCATTTAATCTGTATCCAACATCATAAGGGAATGTTCCACCAAAGATAAAGTCATGTTTTTTATTATTCAAAATATTTGTAAGCTCATCTCGTGTCAACTGTTTATTTCCAAATGCCTCTTGCAACTCTGCAGATGGGAATTGTTTGAAATCTCTCATTCCTCGATTATCATCTACGAAGTAGAACATTTTTACTTTATTAGTCATAGGATTTAATTCAGGAACCCAAGGATACCAAATACTTGTTGTATCATGAGTAAATGAATAATGCCAAACATCTCGTTCTTTCATCAGTCGAAGTAATAGATAGAACGGATATAAATTTCTTTGACTCATCATTCTAAAACTAAAGAATTGTTGTTCTCCACTCATTCGATTGATTGCAGTATTTTTAGCTCCTGCTAACAATCTATGTTCTTGTTCTGTTGATGGAACTATTTCATGGTTTCTTTCATAAGGTAGAAATACTGCAGAAGTAATAGTTCCAACCATATTGTCGAAGATCCATTTTTCTCCTTCTAGCAGATTAGTAAATAAAGTTTGCATATAATCAAAAGTATAATTATAAGCTTTTTTCCTATCATCATAATACTGCTTTTCACCTGTTAGTTCAGGCTTCATAAAATGACCATCTCTATCAATATTGATATAAATACAATCTTTCATTACTTCAGTAGATCTAACTGTTTCTAACCAAGTTTCTTTCTTTGAACTAACCCTTGGAACAAGAAAAATATTGAAATCTTTTTGAAGAACTTTAACGGCGTTCAAGATGTATTTGTATGTTAAGTATACGCCGTTCTTTCCAATGTTCCTCTCGAGTAAAAATAGCACAACATTCTTTTTGCTCTCATCATACTTGTGAACATCAATTATTTCATACGTATTCATATATAATACCTCCATGTAATTTGTAATACATTGATATTATATATAAAATTTTAAATATTGTAAACCAACATTATGCAATTCCATTAACTTTATTACGAACTCGTTTACCAAGTTTAACAATATCTTTTTCAAATACATAGTTGATAGCTTTTGTAACTAGATCAATTTGAGTTTCACTAAATAATTTAATTTTGTTTTGAGTGAAGTTTCCAGTTGGACGAGATTTAATATCTACTCCTGTAAAACCTTCAATTTTTAAAAGTTCCTTTTCTAATAAAACTCCTTCTTTAGTATCAATATATAAAGTGATAAATGAATTTTTATTTAATCTAATGCAACCGATTGTTTTTAATCTTTCAACTGTTTTGATTAATAACCAGTTTGGTTTTTCAGCAACTGTAACTTTCACATATTCACTAGTTTCCATTTCAACAATATCCTTAATAATCATTAATTCTTTATTCATCCTAATACACACTCCTAATTAATTTATTTATTATTTATTATTATTTATTATTATTTACAATGGTGTGGATTTTTATGTGAACTAAGTTGTTGTTAAATGTTTTTGTTTTATTTGTTAATATAATAATAACATCAATTACATTAAATGTAAATAGAATTTAGTGCAAGTTACCATACAAATATCGACAAAAAATGACAAAAAGTGTAGAAACATATTGTTCCTACACTTTGCATAAAATAATAATTTTATTATAGTTTTTCAAGAATTGAGGCTATACCAGCGTTGGGCTTTGCGATTTAATATAACCTAATTCTGGATTTTCTTGTCGTTCATGGTTAACACCTAGTTTTTCTAAGTACATCTCACGAATTTTATTCTCATCAAGTCCTAAAAATAAACCTACATTTGATAAGAAAATAAAAACATCAATCCATTCCTCACGTGCTTTTTGAAGTTGTTCATTCATTTTTTCTGCGTCCCAGTCTGAATAATCTCTCCACGGTTTGTGATATGGTAGCTCACGTAGCATTTCAATAACTTCCTCATTGATGAAACTGCTATGCGTATGAATTAAGTCAATAGTTTCTTTTAAATCCATTTGTCTGTTAAATCCAAGTTTTGTTTGAAATTCCTCTTGTTTATCTAATACCATTTGTAAAGTTGTTTGTGTCATTTTTTATTCCTCCACTTTAAAGTTTTTAGTAAGTATTTCATCTACAGTTAAAAGAAAATATGATTCTGGAACATAAACAGCAACTTCTTCATGCAGATAATTAAACTCAACAAGTTTTTTATTATTTAATAAACCTTTCATTATTTCTTCTGGTGTAGCGTAGCCAAAATACGCTTCCCATCTACCTCTAAAATCTGTTTCAGTTAAATCAAACGGTTCATTAACTTCATTTAATAATCTACCATTTTCCATTTTAATATAAACGTATTTGTCAAGCACTGTAGAAAAACGTCTAAATTGTTTGCCCTCGCTAATATAAGCGAGGACATCTGCAAATGATATACTCATATTATTTATCTCCTTTCAAATCTTCAATTTCATCTTCAACAAAAGAGATAATATCAAATGCAAAGTCATCTGCATCTTCTAAAAACTCAGGTGCGTTTTGTAAATCATATTCAGTTTCATCAATAATATTAGCCAACTCCATAGCAGCAACTTTTAATTGAATTAAAGCTTTTTGGATTTTTTCTGAATTAGTCATTGTTACACTCTCCCGATTAAATGAATTTGTTTTGTTTGTTTGTTTGTTTGTGTTATTATTTATTTTCTTTTGTACAATATGTCTTGCATAAGCATATAGCAGCAGTTATACTATATAGAAATGCTTGAATGTCTAATACTTCAAATTTTACTGCAAATAATTCATTTATACTATATGATAGTCCAAATGAAACGATAAAACCTGCAGCAAAATGTAGTGCAATTGCACCAATAAAAAAGAGCAACGACTTCATCAAACATAACCTCCTTACGTTTTATATATTGAACAATATTTTAATAATTGTATGAATATATTGTTATTATATATAAATTCCAGAAAAATGTAAACAAAATTCCAGAATTTATATATTTTTTTCATTATTTTTTCACAATTGTATATTCCTATATAAATCTTTTTTCTTGCTGTAAATATACTTCGCCTTTCTTGGCAATTATTTTTGTAGTACTATGTTTATAGGCTGTATCTTTATATACTTTTGGTACAAACTCATCATCTCGTCTATAACCAACTACAACAAGTTTAGTTCCACGCTTAAACCAAGATTCATCAAGAACTACTTTTTCTTTTCCTTGAACATTAACTACCTTTTTATCATAGTGCAAAAACGCACCTTTCTGATATTTCAATGGAACTACTCCATATTGCGTAGAAAGATATACAATATGCTTGTCTTTATTTTTATCAACAACAGTTCCAGAAATAATTCCTAACTCATATCGAGGGAACTTTCTTTTACCCCATGTTTTCCATTCAACTATATTTGACGATGGTAAATCTTCGAACTTGCTAATATCAAAATATTTACCAAGATCTAAATAGTCAAGTTCATGTTTATCAGAGTAAAATGAAATAGTTTCCATTTCCCATTCTTCTACAGTTCCTAAACAGTTTTCTGACCAGAATTTATTCATTGTAACTTTATTAAATTCCGTAGCAGCCTCTGAAGATATTACCCATTGTCTTAATGGTTCAATAATCTTTTTATATTCTTTGTCAAAAGATTTTTGGTCAACAACTAACTCACCATTTTCAAATGAGAACTTAACTGTATTTCTAAAGTGTTCAAGGAAATACTTTTCAATTTGTGCAGACATACTAACTTTGTTTCTACCAAATAATTTATTTCTAAATTCATAGCATTCAACTTCGTCTTCTAATCTACTAGGAACTTTATGAATAATATGTGGAAGGTTTGTCATTGTTAATTTATCTTTCTTTGGCACTACCATTTTTACATAATCCATCATAATCTCTCGTCTTGGTTTTTTCTCAATAGAATCAAAGCAGCCAGCTTTTATAAGAATAATACCTTTTTTCTCACTCATTGTTTTATCTTTAATTATATCACCATTTTCAAGTTCAATATCTGGATCGCCAATAACTGCTCTTTCAACAAAATCTTTTAATGATGAAAACGGTCGCTTATCTAATACAACGTGCATAGCATCTTTACCTAATCCAGCAATAGGTTTTAGACCGAATAATATTTTATCTCCATGAGGATAAAAGCCAAGTTTAGACTCATTAATATCTGGAGTCAATACTTCACCTTTCATGTCACCAATTGCTTTTGCAACAGCGCCATAGTTTGGATTACCTTCAATATCGCCAATTAAACCTGAGTTTACAGATAAACATGCAGTTTTCCAATATACAACACCATATCTATATGCAAGGTTTAACTCCTGCATTAAAATTAATGTATAGCTTGCAATATGTGGAAGACTGAATGAATAACCGAATTGAGGTCTAAATAATACTTCCCAAACATAGTTCCTCATATTATCACTGCAACCAGATTTTTTACAGCCTTCTTGGAACATTTCCCAACACTCATCAATAACTTCTTTACTTTTCTTTGCAACACCTTTTCGAAGTTTATTAGCTTCAGTTAAACCAAAACTGGAAATATTTTTGTCCATGGATAATAACATCATAATTTCTTGTGTATCAGCTAATCCATAGTTTGGCAATAGATAACTTTCCAATAGTGTAATTTCATCATCAGATAAGCCTGCGTTTCTCATTTCTTCATACCATTTTTCAATATCTTGTTTATGTCTAACAAATTTGTCAAGTGGTGACTCTCCACTTTCTGGTGACAATCTCATCAGTGAGTTACCAGCACATAATTCTTGGAAGTTTTGTGGTTTAATTTTTTGTACAGCCTGAGATCCAACTGCACTATCAAATTGGAAAGCATCAAGAATTTGTCCTTCGTATAATAAGTCATACATTTCATGACTATCAAAATCAAGAACGTCTGGATGAAGATATTTATCATAAGTATCACGAAGGCTACCTTGCCACTCAATTAAACCTTTTTCTAACAATAAGTTCATATTAGCTCGTATTCTATCAAGCGCATTTATCGTTAGGAAATCAAGTTTTAGTCCGCCTTGATAATCTGAATCCTTCATATTAAATTGTGTAACTAACTGTCCACCCGTAGTCTTCATCATAGCATTTTGAGCTAAATATCCATTTTTGAAAATATATACTCCTGAAGCATGCACAGATCTTCCTGAACATAAACCTTCAATAGTCTCAACTGTTTCCAATAATTCTGGATATTTATTTAATTCATTTACAAGTTCAGTAACAGGTTTCTTACCTTGTTCTTCATCACCTTCAAAACATTCACGCAAAGTCCACATGCCTGTTTTATCAGTAGGTACAAGATTGGCAATATTTTGAGCAATATCATTATCAATTCCTAAACCTCTTGCTGCAGTTAAAATAGCTGAACGAGTTTTTTCTCTTGTTACTGTACTAATATTCAATACATTTTCATGACCAAACTTTTGTTTAATTCGTTCAAGAATATTTGCTCGTTGCGCTGCTTCTGAATCTATATCAATATCAGGCATTTCTGGCCGCTCGTGCGTTAAATGTCTCCAATGAGGTAGGTTATATTTAATTGGATTTAATTGCGTGATACCTAATAAATATACTGTATACCATGAAGCAGCTGAACCACGACCTGGTCCTACTAATGATACTTCCCACATTGTATCTACTGCTTCTTTTGTCAAGATATAATATGAAGATACACATTGACCAAGTTTTTCACTTGTTAAGAATAATTCTTTATATTCTTCATTTAATCTTTCAATATTTACTTCATTCATTTCTTGTTTATATTTTATAAAACCTTGTTCAACAAGATATAAATGGTATCTATCTTCAATATTTGGACTATAAGCATACTTTCTAATATACTCATATTTATTATAATAAGGTTCAAATAAATGAGTTAATTCAAACTCTGGAATATTTGTGTCTGGTACAATAACATCATGATATAAGTCATATTCTTGAACCATATATCCTATATCTAATGTATTATTACAAAAGTTTTTAAATTGTTCTGGATGAAGATATTCTTTAAAGAACTCCCACATTTCATCCTCCGACATTAAATAAGTTGTCGAATAGAAATCTGCTACTTCTCGTTCGCCTTCATCTGCTTTTAAATATGTTTCATGAATTATTGCTTGCTCTTTGTTAATATAATGAGCATCAGTTGCAACAACTACAGGAACACCATATGCTTCAGCAATTTTTATCGCAGCTTTATTGTATGCAATTTGTTCTTCATTAAATGAAGGTTGTATTTCAATAAAGAAATCTTCCTCAAATATATTTCTATACCATGTAACTAATCTGTGAATATCTTTTTTAATTTCAACATTACTCGGATCTTTTGTATGCTTTAAAACTGTTTGTGCAAACTCTGAACCAAGACAAGCTGTAGTAGCAATAATATGTCCTCGATATTCTTTCATGATATTTTCTAAATCATCTTTATATGTTGGAACACGCTCCATAAATTTGAAGAAAAATGAATTTTCCCAAGCTTTAGATGATAACTTTTTCAAACCTTCATAACCTTTTTTATCTTTTGCCGTTAATAAAAAGTGATAAAATTTTGTTGACTCGTTGTTTTCTCTAGCACGTGCAATTTCATCTCTATCAACAAGATAAATCTCATTACCTAATCCTAATTTAAAATCTTGTGGTATAGTTCCTTTTTCTTTTCCTTTTTTAACATATTGAATTGCTTGAACATGTGCAGCTAATGTTTCGTGGTCAGAGATAGTTATACCTGCCAAACCAATTTCTACCGCATAGTCAATAAGTTTATCAATCTTGTTGATTGAATCTTTTAAACGGAAATTGGATCTGTCTGTATGACAGTGATTAGAATAAGTAGTCATTAAAATTCCTCCATAATGGTTTCTATAATCTCACATTTAATTTTCTTTGTAATATAATGAATAATATCATCCATAGTTCCAAAAGAGCCATGTCCCATAATATTTAGTGAATCTAAATTTAATAACTTATATCTATTTGTACCAGCAACACTTACAACTAAATATCTTAATTCTACACCTGATTTTAAATGATTACAGTAAAACACCGTGCCTTTCATATTTTGCCTCCAGTATTCATATTTGATTATATTGTTATTATATATAAATCATTTTAAAATGTAAACCATAGTGGTCCAGAGGCCACCACGGTTTACAAATTATATTGATAAAATTAATTATTGATTATTTTTCATAACAGAATTAACATGAGCAACCCACGCTCCTCTGATTCCTTTATTATATTTAAGGAAAACTTGATATAATCCATTATTTCTTGATGAACTTTCCTTAAACTTTCTTCCTATATGAACTTCAATATTATTAGCGTATCCTGTTTTTATTGCTTGTTCAAGTTCTTCATAAAATGCTTTTTGTTTTATTTGTTCTCTTTCACTTAGTTCAACTTTTTGTTCAGTTGGTTCGATTTTTATGTCTTGTTTAATTGTTTGAGGTTGTTGCGGAATTAGAACATTTAAGTCCATACCTTTTATAAAACCTGTGACTGCACTTGTAAGTTCTTCTCTAATAACTTCTCTAACAATATCTTTAATTTCATTTCTCATATGTTCTTTTATAACAGACTCCATAGAATTGTTCCACAATCTTATGAATGGCTGAATACTATTTCTACCAATAACAGCAAATATTTCTTCAGTACTCATACCATTATTTTCTGCTATTATTTCACCTCTTTCCTCTAAAGTTTTTCTCTCGATAGCTGTTGAATAAATAACTTCATCATCAACTTTTTTCTTGGCTTGACGAGCATAAAATTTTTCAACTTGTGACTTTCTACCCATGTTTGTTTCACCTCATGTTTTATATTAACCACAATTTAATATTATCATACATTAGAATTTTTGTAAATAAAAATTTATAAAAAAATAAAAAAAGAATGACTTATTCAGTCATTCTAATTTGAGTTAATACACCTTTTCGAGGGCCAAAGACTCCTTGAGTATATCTTTCTTTTGCATCATATTTAGTTGTAGGAATTTTAAATGCTGTTGTAGTTGTCTTAAATATAAACTTTCCTTCGTCTTTATAAGTTAATATACCAACAACATTAGCATTCTTTGCAAGTGAATTAGCAAGCTTCTTACGGTTGCCACTGAATGAGCTTAATTTAACTTTATTTATTTTATTGTTGTCGTAGCCAATAATAATAAACTTGTGAGTATCATCAAGAACAGAAGTACCAACAATTTTTGTAACTTCGCAGAGCGATGGTATGAAGACTCCCAGCGTTTTGTTGGTCGATTCTTCAATATCAGAGATCTTAAGTTTATAACAGCAGCAATCGTCACCAAAAACCAATAACTCGCTAATATTATTTGTAACAAAGCTATTAACAATAACATCACCTGGTTTTACATATTGCTCCTCTAATTCCGCATGAAGTCCCATTTTCTTTACATATCCTTGCTTTGTAATAAATAATTTTACAGGGAAATTAGGAGCTTCTTCAATTTTCTTTTTAACTTGTTTTACTTTTTCCATGTTTACTTCAATAACTTTAGACTTTCTTTCAGTACTATATTTACTTGATACTTCGTTTAAACCTTCAATAACAAGGTCATTTTGTCTTGAGTCATTTACAATTATATCATTATAATCAGCAATAGTTTCTTCTAACTTAACTATATCTTTTAACTTATTAATGATATAATCTTTATTAATATTTCTCAATTTCATATCTGCAACATGTTTAGCTTGAATTTCATCAATATCAAACTTTTCCATCAATCTTGGTTCAATCTCATCTGCAGGAGCTCGTCTTATTATTTCAATTGCTTCATCAATATCTAATAAAACTTTTTCTAAACCTCGTAAGAAGTGTAATTCCTTTGACATTTTATCAATATCAAATTTATAACCTCTTACAATTGTTTCTTTTCTCCATTTAATCCATTCTTCAATTACTTCCCAAACACCCAATACTTTAGGTTGCTTGTTTACAATAACATTTAAGTTTGTTGAAAATGAGCTTTGTAAAGGAGTTAACTGATATAATTTTTCTAATACAATTTTAGCATCTGTTCCTCTTTTACATCTGATATAGATCCTCATACCTTTTAATCCAGTTAAATCTTTTACCTCAACAATTTCTGGTAATTTTTTAGCTTTGTTAAGTTCAACAATTTTATCAATAATTGCTTCCCTTGTTGTTGTATAAGGTATTTCAGTAATATTAATTTCATTTCCATCAATTTCAGCTTTACCACGTAAGTAGATGGATCCTGAACCCTCGATATTTATTTTCTTAAAAGCTTCTTTATTATTGATAATATATCCACCAGTTGCAAAGTCAGGAATCAATAAACTTTTAGTTCCTTCTTTAATATATTTTCCAATTGCAGCTGTTAACTCACCAAGATTAAAAGACGGAATTGTAGAAGCCATACCTAATGCTACACCATTTGAAGGTTGAGTTAATATAACTGGATACTTTACAGGCAAAACTTCAGGCATCATTAAAGTTCCATCATAGTTAGGTACAAAGTCAACAAGATTTTTATTCAAACCTTGTAACATTTCCTGAGCAGCTTCAGATAACTTAATCTCTGTATAACGAGACGCACCAGGTTGAATATCACGAGATGTAGCTTGTGCAAAGTTTCCTTTACCAATAATCAGTGGAGTTAAATTTCTGTCCTTTTGCACCATGTTTACCATTGTACCATAAGTGCTTCCGTGTGGATGGATCTTCATCACAGCACCTTCAATATTAGCTGACTTTGTAAACTTGACAGCTTTCTCTACGTGCATTGTATATAATATCCTTCTTTGACCAGGTTTAAATCCATCTCTCAAATCAGGTATAGCACGATTTAATATAATATAAGCTCCATAATCTAGCATATTTTGTTCAATAACATCTTCTACCATTTTATTTATTACAGCCATTTTAAATCCTCCATTTATTCGATTAATTACATTATATCAAATAAAATTAATTTTGTAAACCGTTAAGATTATAGTTTAACATTAATTTTTAATTTTGATGACTTAATTAGTTTTAGTAACTCTTCTTGTTTCTCAGCATCAGTCATATTATCAGAGATCCCCTTATAATGTTCTTCTATCATTGACCTTACTTTTTTCTCAATGCTTTTTTCATCTTTTAGAAAACATACCGCTTTTTCATAAAACTCCTCATTAGTATTGATGATATTTGAAACAACAGTTGATTCTAAACGAGTTTTAAATATTTTGCCTTCTTCTTTGAACTTCACTTTTATATTAAGTGTTAACCAATCAATAAAACTACTTGCACTTAAATCAAAACTTACCTCTGCTAAAATATTCATTATATTTCCTCCTTTTATTATTGACCTAAAACGAATTTTTTTCTATGAAGTTCAAGCAAAGTATATTTCATAATATCATCTTTTTCTATAATAAAGTCAAGATATTTTCCATTAGTATCAAACATGGTAACAGTTTTTCCTGAGTCTAAATGTTTTAGTGCTTTTAAATAATCTACATAATCTATTTTTTCATGCCATTCTAATTCTAAATCTTTTTTTGACAATATAAAAGTTCCAAGAAAACCATTTATAAAATATCCATCATTATCTACACTAAACTCATAATCTTTATCTCCTTCATAACCTTCTGCATAAAATACTTGACCTGGTTTAATAGTTTTCATAATTTCAAAAATATTCATAATATTTTCCTCCTTAATGTAGTAGCTGATTATTCAGCCACTACATTATCAATATATTTGTGGATATTATTTTCAATATATTCTTTACGAGGTCCAATCTCTGTACCCATAAAAGTTTCAATCATAGCAACCATTTTCTTTGCGTTTTCAACTGTAACTCTTTCAAGATTTCTTGTATCTTTATCCATAGCAGTATATGCCATAGTTTCTGCATCAAGTTCACCTAATCCTTTACAACGAGCAATAGATTCGATATTCTTGATTGTTGGAAGTTTTTCCTCTTTTTCAGTTTCACTAAATAAATATATCATTGTATCATCTTTTAGCTTCACTTCATATAAAGGAGTTTTAGCGATATAAATATGACCATCTTCCAATAAAGCAGGCATTAAACGGTATATCATTGTGATAATCAAACAAGCAATCTGTTGACCATCTGCATCAGCATCTGTTGCGATTACAATTTTACCAAATCTTAAATTAGCTTTGTTAAATGATTCTAAATCTTTATTCTTTTTGTCAGCTTGAATACCACAGCCTAATACTTTTACTAAATCAGTTATTACTTGATTTTTAAATATAGTAGCATAATCTGATTTTAAACAGTTTAGTATTTTTCCACGTAGAGCATATGCAGCTTGATAGTCAGCGTCACGAGCAAAGATAATAGAACCAAGCGCGGATTCACCTTCTGCAATAAATATTTCACTTTCTTCACCATGTCTTTTACAATCCACCAACTTATCTACTCTATTTGCTAAGCCATCAACTTTTTCACTAAGTTTCTTTTTCAAAGCTTGTTTAGCAGCCGAATTACGATTATTAAACTTATTTACTTGTACAATATGTTTTACAAACTTTTCAAACTCTTTTGGTTGTTCAGCTTGATATGCTTCTAATAAACTTTGAATATATTCCATTGCTATTCTTCGATATAATTTTTTATTCGTTGAAAGCTTGGTTTGGTTAGCATATTCAACATCTGTACTTAGTACTGAACATACATAAGATACTGAGTCCTCAACATCAGATGAAGTAATGTTAACCTTTTTCTCAATCAATTTATTATCTTGAGCATATCTGTTAACAAAAGATCTAATACCTGCTATAATTCCATCATGGATTGAGCCTTTTTCAGGAAGCCAGTTATAATTCAAGAATGATTCTTGAACGGGTTCACTAGCAGTAGAACATAAAATTGTGATTTTATTCTGTTCTGCATCTTTATCATATGTTACCTCAGGTCCTATAACAGGTTTTGCAGTAAGATCTGCAACTATTTCATTGAAATATGATTTAAAATCCTCATAATGATAAGTAATAGTTTCATCTTTATGAACGAATTTAAATTTAATTTTATTAGCTGTACCTGCAATATGCTTTATAATAGCAATAATATCATCTTTATCATAAATGACATTTGTATAAACTTCTGGATCAAGTCTGAATTTAAAAATTGAACCATGAAGCGATTTATTATCAAGTTCACTACTTACAAGACCTTGATTATCTCCACCATTTATATAAGTAAGCTTATGTTTCATACCTTCTTTAAATGATGTAACTTCAAACAATTTTGAAGTATGATTTAGCACAGCCGTCCCGACCCCATTAGTCCCAACAGTTATCTTTCCGTTGTCGTTATTATCATAGTTAGTTCCAGCGAAAAGAGTTTCAAATAGAAGTACGTAGTTTGGTTGACCATCTGTTTCGCCATTAATTGGAATACCGCGGCCTGTATCTGATACAGAAATAGTTTGCATATCATCTTCGAGTTTTACAGTAACAATACCTTTACTGTAGTTATTTGTAACTTCATCTACAGCATTACCAATTACTTCTCGTAATCCATGAAGATAATTTTCTCTCGAACCAAACCAAGTTGGTAGCTTATCTCTACATTGTTCTCTCGTTGTGAGAGCTTTAATTTTGTCTCGATTTTCACTCATTTATTTATTTACCTCCAATGTTCGATATATTTATATTATATACCATTTTTCATACAATGTAAACTAGAATTTTTATTTATTATTACAAGATAACCAACCCATAATTTTCTCACGTACTTCAGTATCATTCCATCCCCATACTAAAGCAAGATCTTTTATTTCAATAGGTAGTTTAGCATATATTCTACTTACCTCGATGTCTTTTAAACTTATTTTATAAACATTATAATAACAGTCATGTATTTGAGTTAAGATCTCATCATCAATAAACTTATTTAAAAAGCTCATTATATTCATCTCCTATTATTAAGAGGAGCATAAGCTCCCCTTTTTATTAATCTAAATCACCAATGTACTCACCAATTTCTTCTACTAATTCAATTGGCATTTCTTCATTGGCATCTAAATCAAAAGCAACACCGTCTACAACTTCAACAGTATTACCAAAAACTATATAAGTTCCATCAACAATAGATTGTGAATCTTCATTATCTTTATCTGTTACGTCATATAGAGCAACAAGATAATCTATTAAATTATAAGCGTCTACAAGTTCTGTAGCTTCAGATAAATTAACTTCACTAACCAAAGCATCAAGTAAACCATGAGCACCCTTTAATAAAGCTAATTGACTGTTATTTAATTCCATATAAAACATCCACCTTTATAATATGATTATTACAATATTCATTATACATAAAAAATAATATAATGTAAACTATTATTTTTCTTTACTATACATTCTTATAAAACGATTAAACGTTAATGTAGCTCCATTCTTTGTAAAACCTAATAGAGGTCCTCTTCCACTGCTTACTGATACTCCCCAATCTTGTAACTTTCTGCAGTGTAATAACTGTACTTCGATATTAGAATCTTCATTTCTATAAGAATCTACTACTTCATAGTCAGTTGTGTCTAATTTATTTTTATATGTTTTATGATTGTATCTTCTAAATTTTTCCACGGTTCTCGTATATATAACTGTAGCTCCGCGTTTTGTATATCCTATCATGCTTTTGTGTTTGTCATTTATAACTGTTACTCCCCAAATATCTCGAATAGGTTCGTGAATAAGTTCAACTCTCACCTCCTCATTCTCAAAATATCTGATTGTGTTAAAGTTTTTTTCCATGTTGTTATGTATCCTCCAGTTGTGTTATTTAACCACGAATTAATTATAACATATGTATATTAATATGTAAATAAAAACACGTCTAGTTTTTTTCAGACGTGTTTTTCATTATTATATATGTTTATTTAATTTGTTCAATAACATATTCAGCTGGACGAATACCAACGAAGTCATCTACAACTTCTCCATCCTTTAAAATAACGGTTCGTGGAATACTCATAACTCCGTATTTCTCAACAAGTTCGGCATTTTCATCCAAGTCAACATTTACATGAGTAATAGAAACTCCAGTTTGTTCTTTAACTTCATTTAGTACAGGTTCGAAAGCTTTACAGCTTCCGCACCATTCTGCTTCAAATTTTAAAATTTCCATATTATCGTCTCCTATTATTTAGTTAATTTTTGTCCTAATTTTTTATCAAGATTACCAATTTTTGGTTCTTCAACGAAACTTTCTTTTGTAAATGTATAAGCAACTTCTTTTCCATGGTGTTGGAATACAACTTCAGTTTCTTTACCATAAGTTTCAGTACGTTCACCACGTAGTGCAGCTAGAACTTCACCAGAAGCATATTTATAAAACGGAGCAGGTACACCTTGCGCAATATGACGAACCATATCTTTACCAACTTTTGTTTCAAGAATTTCAAAAGTATCAGGGTAACCCATTAAACGTTTATATTCAAGAACTGTAAATTGTCTGTTATGAACAGGGTGAATAAAGCAAGAGTAACCAGTAAGTGATGGTGCTTGTCCATTTTTATCTACACGTTGAGCAGATTTATCCCAATAACCCAAACCGTGGTTTTGTTTGTATAATTGAGTTGCAATTGATTTTTTATATTTCTCACTTAACATTGGACTGTATTTTTCCCAATTGTTACAGATAACCCAGTGAGCAGTATAGATACCACTTTTAACAACTGGTACTTCAGGGAAGATCCATTCAATCTCTTGGAAAGGACGATTAGGAATATAATCATGGTTAGTAACTGAACCAAGTTCAACATCATATAAATCTCCAATTACATCTTCAACAGTAACAGTTGGTTGTTTATCCATATGAAGAACTGGAATTTCATTAAATACATCTTTTCTCCAACCCATTAGGAAAGTACGTTGGCGTTTCATAGCAACTCCATGATACATACCGAAGTCACGAATAACTGTAAAGTTATAATCTTTTAGCTGTTGTACATAATCATTTAAGATTGGTTTACCAGTTGATACTAAAGTTGGAGCATTTTCAAACATAAACGCTTTTGGTTTAATTGTATCAATAAGTCGCATGTAAGTATACATATGACAGTTTGGACCTTTTTCATGAGATTGTTTACCAGGTGCTCCAAGTGATAATCCAGAACATGGTGGGTTAGCATATAAGAAATCATATTCTTCTTTCTTTAATTCTTCCAAATATTCTGGTGTATCCCAAACAGAAGGAATAACTACAGGAATTTCTGGATAGTTGTGAATAAAAGATTTAGCATTATCTTCAGGCATTCCATCAGTTAATTCTAATACTTTGTCAACTTTAACTCCATTTTGCATTACTCCAATTGTTGCGCTCCCTGTAAAGATGAAAGCTCCTAATACTTTTAATTCTTTTGTCATTTTAAATTTCCTCCAATAGATATAATTTTACTAAATCCTCAACAGTGCTTGACCACTGGTAATCTGTAATTCTAACATGAGGATTGTTATTTAATTCTAGATTATTGTTATATGAATTTTTATAGTATTCCAATTTTAACTTCATATTATTAACGGGATTAATAATTAATTCAGGCTCGATTACAGTTGTAGGAGTTATCATTTGAACTCCGATATAGCCTTCTCCAGAAACATCATTTTCAAAAACTGTTTCTAGAAATTCAATGAACTGTTCTTTAAATGTCATTTTCACTCACCTCATATAAATTTTGCTGTAGACGATAACCTTCTAACTCCCAAAGTTTATCTTTAATTTTTCTTAAGCATTCTTGTGAACCAATTGCAGCAGAATAATTAGCTTCATCTACACAGCCACTTGATTCAGTTAATACAAATCCATTTTCAAGTTTTACAATTACTAAAGTTACTTTATCATGAATTGTTCTAACATTTATTTCAGCGTTTTCAATAAGTTTATCAATATCTTCTTGTGTAACTGAAGTTTTCTGTTTAGGTTTATAAAGTTTTAAATCACTTTCAAGTACAAACCAGTATTCTCCATCTTTGACATCAACAACTTTATAATATAGAGATTTTTCTCCTACATATCTTTTTTTAATTGTTCCTACAGTACCTTCACTAAAATAATGTTCTCCTAATTCAGCATCTCCATTATTTCCAATAACTACAACAATATCATCAATATCAAATTTAAATTCGCTCATTTATACCACTCCTATTTTTTAATTGCTTTCCAAGTTTCACAATTTTTTCTATATTCATTTGTAATGAATGGAAGAAAAACTTTAAACTGTTCTTCAGTCGCACCAAGTTTTCTATAATTATACATTACAATTTGAGCTGCTACTGACTTCCAAAAATCATTTTTAATTTGTAAAATAATTGAAATAAATTTTTCTACACTTGCTTCAAATACTTCTACTGTCTCTGTTAAACGAGAATATGATTCAACAACTGAAATAGCCATCATAGTATCGTTAAACTCTTTCATATCCATTCTTGGATCTGAATATTCTTTATCATATACAACAGTATCATCTTTTGTATTAAAAATTTCTACAAAGTTTTTTATATCTGATTCGTACATATGAAGAGATGCAGCACTATGAGTATATTTACCAACCTCAACATTTAACCAACCTGCAAGAACATGTTGCATAAGGATAAAGTTTGGAATATCATAAATGCTTCCTTTGTGTAAATCATTAGATCTCATAACAGTCCACATATTTAGTTTTCCATCACGAATTTGGAAGTTAAAGTAATTTGTACAAGGAATATCTTTACTATATTTACCATCTTCATGAAGCATGTTATCTCTGTCTGGATCGAAGATAACCATCACAGCTTGTCTAGAATATGGATCCTTTTTCAATTTTTCATAAACTTCTAAGAATTGGTCAACAGAATCATTCCAAGCTCGTAATCTTTCACCATAAGCACCATTTAAAATACCTGGTTCATCTTCATCTTCAAAATATCGCCAAACTGAATTATAATGAGCAATTTCCTCAAGGTCATTAGAACCTCTCATCATCCATAAAAATTCTGCAAGTTGGAAAGTATAATTTCCTTTTCTAGCATTTGGCATTGTCAAAAATTTTCTAGCATCTTCAATAACTAAAGTTGCAGGAGCAATCTCTAAAGTTTTTGTACCTCGAGGTGATACATCTGCACCGAAGTTAAAAATGTCATAAATAGTTTGTTTATAAACTTCCTCAAATGAAGTTCCAGTAATAACGTGCATATTTTGTAACCTCCATATTTGTTATTTACATTTATATTATATTGGATTGAATATAATTTGTAAACTAAATTTACAAATTATATCCATTTAATTTTGTTAGAATTTTTATACTATTAAATATTTTATGGTCCTCATTTGTATCAATCATCATCTTAGGCAAGATAGAATCGTTAAATTCTTGTGTTACTGCATTATAACAAGTTCTAAAATGTTCTTTTGCTACAAAATCTTCTCCTCGTTCGTTTAATCGTTTTTCAATAATATTATATGGAGCATAAACTAATACAAGTAACACTTCATATTTTTCCATTAATTCTTTTTCCAATTCTCTAAAGTAATCAGCAGAATATCCTCTATAGAGAGGAGCGTAAATTCGCTCGCCCTCATAGAATCTATCAAGAATAATATCTTCATTATTATCTCTTGCAAATGAGAAATATTCTTGTTTTCCATCTTCTAAACTTTTAGCAGGGCCGAAATGTTTTATTTTATAACCAGTAATATAACTTAATGTATTAGCAATTGTAGTCTTTCCGCTTCCATCTGAACCAAAAAGTATAATCATTTTTTTCTTTTCCATATTAATTACCCCTTAAAAAATAATATTTTCTACAGTTACTTCTTCTTCAATTTTATTATCAATTAATTCAATATCTTTAATAATTAACTGAGGAGTCAATCTATTGTTCCAATTATTCATAGAATAATAACCAACAATATTAAAGAATAATTCTTCACTATCGCTTAATTCAATTTTTTCTAGCAAAGAACGTGAAGCTGCAAATTGAACTAATTTCATTCCCCAAGAATAGATTTGTAGCATATTCCCTTTGATTGTAATAAATCGTTTTGGCACATTCATATTCTCAATACCAATAAAAGGTTCTGAAACGCTTCCACCAAACAATGATTTATTTTTATAAACAAGTTCACAATCTTTTGTATTTGGTTTTCGTGCTAAAATATCAACTTCATATATTACTTCTTGTTTTTCAATTTTTCTGGTATATTCTTTAAATAAGTTCATATTTTCTTTACTGATACAAATACCAAAAGCGTTATCATGACCTTGTGCAAATTCAACTAATCCTGAATCTTCACACCATTTTCTAAAGTCTGCAATAACATTTTCTTTACCTCGTCCTGAACCAGTAAACGTTGTTTCTTGCTCATTTAATAGTAATGCAGGTTTATCATATTTTGAAACTAATTTATTTGCAACAAGACCTGATAAACCAGGATTTTCATTATTATCAGAATAAGCAATAATGATACCTGTATCATCTACAATATTTTGCTCAATACTTGCAACCATTTTCTTTACAGCATTATCTTGACGAGCTTTAACAGATGAGCAAACATCTACTGCATATTGATATAAATTAAATTCAAAAGGTACTTGTTCAAATTTTCCTGTTTCTTTATTTTTCTTTCTTTTTACAACATTAAATTTTCTATCAGATCCAATTCCTGCTAATGCTTCAAACAATATTTCTCGTTCTTCCAAAGTTCCAACACGAGTAACAGAGTTAATCAAAGGAATAGCAGAAAATGATAAATCTTTAGGAGCAAGTTGTGTAAATAATCCAACCTTTTGTGAAATTGCTTCCTTTAAAAATTTATTATTAATTTTTTCTAGACCAGTTAACACCAAGTTTCGTATTTCAATATCAGCTATATCAGACGAATCTCCAATTTGACCAACTGCAACTAAATCTTTATATTTTTCTACATAATTAGTATTATTCATAATATCTAATCCTTGTAAAAATTTATATACTACTCCTGCTCCAACTAACTGACCATTTGTATTATCACATAACTGATTATTAATCACAATTACATTTCTATCTTCTGTAAATTCAGTTACTACGTGATGGTCAATAACTAAAGTTTCAATTTGTTTCTCTGATAAAGATTCTAATTGTTCAATATCATTCGAGCCTGCATCTGGAATAATAACTAAATTTGGTTCAAATGATAATATTTCTGAAATAGCTTTTTCTGTTAATCCATGAGCTTTATTTTCATGAACTACATAATTAACATAAGCATCATGGTCAACGTCTAAAATATATTGATACATAATAGCAGAAGATGTATATCCATCAGCATCCGCATCTACAAGAATTACAATAGTGCTTTTATTCTTGATATGAAACATTAACCTTTCATGTCCTAAACCTGCTTTAGTAAATAATTTTGGGTCACTATCCATTGAATTGTCTGGTTGAAGAAATAGCTCGATATTATCAATATTTCTATTCTGTAACGTAGTACTGATAATATCCCCAGCCATTTCTCCTTTCTGTAGTATTTTCATATTATACCTCCATTTTGTTTGAATATTACAATAATATTATATTGGAATTTTTACATTATGTAAACCATATTAAATAAAAATTCTCGAATTATAGAGGTCGTTAAATACTTCTAATCCTTTATCAGTTGGTGAATCTTTTAAATCTAATAAACCTTCTTTATCCCAGACAATTGAAACTCTAAAATATGGAAGCAATTTATCTAAAATAGATGAACGGACTTTTTGTGCATAAAACTTTTCTTCAGCTGTATCAAACTCACTAAATTCTTTATCCATTGCAACTATTACTTCTTCTACTTCTAATGATAAAAGTATTTTAATTTGTTCATCACTTAAGTTTGAGCCAGATACTCCTAATCCAGGAACTTTAAATCCCATGCTCTGTAATTGCAAGACACCTTTTTCTGACTCAACTAAAATAACTTTTTTACATTCTTTTATTTTTTCTTTATTTACGTTTACTCCATACAAGTTACCGCCTGTAGGATGCTTTAATACTCCATGCTTTTTATGATATACAGGCATATACTTTTTACCTGCATCTATCTCATCTTGATTAAGTGCTCTACCTCTGACACCAATAAGTCTATCATTAATATCAAAGTGAGGAATAATAATCTTATTCATATCAATAGAATACAAAATATTAAAATTTTTCATTGTATCATAGCTTATACCATCATTTAACCACTCTACATGGGCTAAATTATAATAAGTATTCAAAATATTTTTAGGAAGTTCGTTAATTATAACTTCTTCCTCTTTCTTTTTGAACTTTTTAATAAAGCCAGTATCTACAATTTCTCCACCATATAATCCATTACTATCTATATTAATATTAAATTTACTACAAATATACCTATATGAAGAGGGAAAATCCATATTATAGATCTTCCCTATTAATGAAAATATGTCATAAGAACAACCACAATCTGTCCAACATCTAAACATTTTTTTATCTTCAATATAAGTTAACTTTCTTTTTTCTCCTCCATGACAAATTGTTCTGCTAAAAATCTGGTTACCTTTACGAACAGGGTCTCCACCTAATTCATCAAGAAGGTCTTTTATATCGCTTATTGTTAAAATATCCTTAACTCTTGCAGCATCCAATATAATCACCTTCTATTAAAATTCTGGCATTTCCTCCAAAGAGCCATCCATATGTTCATCAATAAATTTATTATGTCTTGCATCGGCCGCTACTTCTTCAAATTCAACATGTAAATTTTCTACATCAATTTGATTAAAGTCCAAATCTGTTACAAATAGTTCTTCCTCACGGATAGTTCCGCCGTTATATCGAGTCCAAATAATTACACCAACCTTAGAGTTTCCACGGTTTTTATAGACATAATGACAAAAGTTTGGCTTCATATCATAATTTCTCTCAATAATATGTTTTAAGTTATCTAAATCTTTTTGTGTAACCCTAAATACCATTATACCATAATCGACTTTATCAGCTGTTGCTGATCCACCACGAAGTGAATTTGTGTCTCTCATTTCATGTTCTTTTGCATTTCTGTTTAACTGAGTAGAAGATACAATATAAACACCATATTTATTAGCCAATAATTTTAATGCTGAAGATAATTGAACAAGTATTTGGTCCTCACGAAGTGATCCAGCAAATGCCTCTTGCATTGTTCTAGCAAGTTTTGGAACCATCTGAATATAGTCAAAAGCAATATATTTTACATTATTATCAATAATATGTTGCTCAATTATTGTCTCAATATCAGCAATAGAAAAATCATCTATATATTCAGCATGTATAGGAGCACGCTTAATAATTTCAATAGCATAAAGTAATCGCTGTTTAATATCTGCACTATATCTTCCATTTTTAATAACATCTTCATCAACACCTGACACATAAGCTAAAATACCAGTTTGTAACTCATCTTTTTCTAACTCAGTAGATATAAATAAACCTGCTTGACTTGGACCATTTTGAATATATTTTTTTTCTTTATAGCACCAAATCTCATCAACAGCTGCATTTGTAATATCTGCAATTGATAAACGAGTTTTACCAACGCCAGTTCCAGCTGAACGAAGCATAAATTTTTTCTCACGCATTCCTCTGAATATAGCATTATAGAAGCCATTTCTAAATGGATAACCCATTTCTGGTTCTTCTGCTAATCTATCAAGCAATGTATCTAATCCATCACCTGCACTAAAAGTTACACGTTTTTCACCAATTGACCATCTATCTCTCAAACCTAACATTTTTAATGAGAAATGGTCAACCATATCATCAATTGTCATTTTATCAAGTGCCTTCATTTGGTCAGCTTGTTGTGCTAAATCATCTAATCTATAATCATAAATAGAAGATACATCTACACCATTGCTTACATAATCACGAAGCATAGCAAACTTTTTTAATCTCCAATAGTTTTGCTTGTATGTTCTCATATTAGCATTTTCCATCGCACTTGTTACATAATTAAAGCCATCATGCTGCTCCCAAATTTTATAGTTCGCAGGATATTGAGCAATAAAGTTATCAATATCAATCGGTGTTACTTTATCAATTTTACTATCTGAATAAGCAATATTATAAATAGCTGCAAATATATTTTTATGAAAACTTTGGTAAAAGTCCATATCATTAAGAGGCATTTCAGGATTTCTCACAGTTTGTGGAGCATTCATCAAGATACCAATTACTGTGTAAATAGAACGAGTTGGATTTAAATTATTAATTAAGACGCTTTGTTCTTCATTTATCATTTAGTAGTTCCTCCATGTTAATAAATTTTTTATCTCTTAGCTCATTATTTGAACTTTGTTTAGGTTTAATTTTAAGAACCTTAACATTGTTATCAATATCTTTAATATTTTTTCGTTTTTCATTTAAATCATTATAATACTTAATTGCACTATCATAATGATAAGGGACAAATGATAAGTTTCCTCGTAAATTAGGAGTTTGCTTTTGTACTTTAACAAAATAACAAATAGTCTTTGTTAATCCTTCTAAAGTATAGCCTCGTTCAATAAATTGACTTATCTGCTTTAACATCATACCATTAGGAAAAGGAATTTTAAAAACTGTTTGTATTGTTTTATAAAGAATATTTCTGTCATTTTGTTCTTTTTCCTTTTTTTCTGCACAAGGTTTACAATAATTATGAGATCCAACTTTAACTAATTCTTCCTTTGGATATTTACCTTCACAAAAACCGTAGCATTTTAATAATCTAGCCACTTTATACACCTCCACATATTATTATTATATATAAAAATGGATAAAAAGTAAACCGAGTATAGTACTCGGTTCAAATTTTTATTATTTAGTTTCACTTGCTACACTTGCAAGATCTTCATAGGTTTTCTTTATTACTCCTTCATAGTTCAAATTTGGATAACTTGAACAACCACAGCTAGCTGTTTTAGCTAATCTACGCTTTCTTGTATAAACATGACCGCAATTGTCACAAACATACTTATGCATCTCTCCTAAATATTCATAAGTGTGAGTACTTGAAATTCCATGTTTTTTTAGTTCATTTTCAAAAGTTGGATGTCCATCTGTAAATGGCAAGCCTTTTTGTGATAAAGCATAATGAACTAATTCATGAAGTAGTACATCTATAATATGTTCTTTAGGATGATTCTGTAAAAAAGTTGTTGACATTTCAATCACTTTTGGAGTTACGATAGGTTTTGTTTTAGAATACATAAATCTTCCAAATGCTCGTTTTAATCTAGCATTATATCTAATCGGAACTGTAAGCTCCATATCGTAATTTTCTTTCAAAAAGTTATTAGAAATCTCTACTAATTCGCTGTGTTTAACGTTCATTTTGTTAATCCTCCTAATTTAAATATAGCTTGTTAATAAAATATTCAGTTCCAAAATCTTTTTCAATTGTAACTTTATGTGTTAAATTGTTACTATCTAAAAATGTCAATGTTAAATATCCATCTTTTTTAGTTTGAACTCCATTATTACCAATTGAAAGAGCACCTATAACTGCACCAAATGGGCCTGCAACAATACCACCTCCAGCAGCTCCTAATAATTTTTTACCTGTTGACTTTTTATTTAAATACTGTTTTTCGGTACTACCGACACAGTTAATTAACTTTACTTTATGAACATTATTGATGTAAACTGTTCCTTCTTCATCAATAGTCATTTCAAACTTTTTTGTAAATATACGATTAGTACCTCTAACAACTTTACACTGGATCCTATTTTTACCTTTAGGAGCAGCATCATCCCACATTTTTTTAATTTCCTTGAATATACTCATTTTTTATTGCTCCTTTCATTTAACCTTATAATTAATTATAACATATTTTTATATTTTTGTAAATAGTAAAATAAATAAAAGGCCAGAATAAATTCTAGCCTTTCGTAGTTGTTTACCAATTAAAATCTTCGTCAGTTAGTGGCTCAATTTGTGCTTTAATATATCCATTACCTTTTACACTGAAAAAGTCATGAGTTTTTGTTTCAGTATCAAGTCCTGTTTCTACAATAGGATTGATTTTTACATTTTCATATAGCGGTTCTTTTCCTAAGTTCATAAATGCTTTATTAGCATTATACTTTAAGAACTCAATTACTTCTCCCGCCAAATCAATTTTACCATAAATTTCATGAGTATAAGCAATTTCATTATTCATGAGATCTTGAAGCAATTGATTCATCTCTTTGTCCACTTCTTGTTTTTCATCTTCATTAAATTCATTATATAATTCTTGTGCCAATAATCCTACATAAACTCCATGAATAGATTCATCTCGTAAGATAAGATTAATAATATCTGCAGTCGCCATCATACGACCATGACCTGCTAAATATAATGGATAGAAGAAGCCTGAATAGAATAAGAATGATTCAAGATAAACAGAAGCAACCATTGCTTTGTATAAATCTTTTTTATTATTTCCAGCATTTTCATAATACTCAACAATTCTTTGAGCTTTATATTGTAAGTGAGGTTGTTCCTCTACCCAATTAAATAGCTCATTAATCTCAAAGGTTTCCATTAATGTTGTGAATATTGTGGAATATGATTTTGCATGAATAGCTTCCATCATAGCACCAAAACTTAATACGGCTTTTCGCTGTAAATCATCTACATTTTCTGCAATAACAGGCATTCCTACAGTAGATTGTTTGGTGTCTAGCAGGGTTAAACCTGCTAGAGCTTTTTTAAGTGCATCTTTTTCATCAGTTGACATTAGTTCCCAATGTTTTTTATCTCGTCCTACGCCAACTTCTGTATCAATCCAAAATTGTAGAACAAATTGTCTCCAGAATACTTGTGTAAATCCATCTTTATCTTCATTCCAGTTAACCGCGCTATGCTTTACTTTATTTTCACTCATTTTGTATATCCTCCTCAGACTGTGCAACTTTGGCATTCTTCAGTTTCATTTTTTAATTTATTACGTAAATAGTAAATTGATTTTAATCCTTTTCTCCAACTATAAATATATAATTTAACAATATCTCGTGTAGTATAAGTTGACGGCACAAACAAAGTAGTTGAAATACCTTGGTCTACATGCTTTTGAATTTCTGCAATAACATCAATAACCTTAGTTGGGTCAATATCATATGCAGTTTGACCATTATAATAGAAATATGATTCTTTCAAGTAAGGCATTGGATAATGAGTTGTTAGATCTCCATAAGTTCTTGTTTCAATAAGTTCAGTGATTGGAAGAACTGTAGGAGTTGCATTTTGAATATAACTAATAGATCCAGTTGGTGCAATAGCAAACAGATAAGCATTTCTCATACCATTAGTTTGTACATATTCTCTTAACCATTCCCAATCGTTTTGACTTGGAATATCAACATGAGAGAATAATTGTTTAACTTTTTGTGTTTTAGGAGCATGAGATTCTGTAATATAAGGAATAAATACTTCTCCTGTATAATATTCAGATTGTTCAAAACCTTTAAATACTTGACCTGTATCTTGTGCTAATCTAGCAGAATGATAAATTGCCCAATATCTTTTTACTGAATAATATGTTCTTACAAAGTCAACAACAGTTTCAGTATCAGAATATCTAATCTTATTCTTTGCTAAATAACCATGTAAATTTAAATCACCAATACCAATCGCTTTGTACCATTCGTTACCATTTGCAACTGTTGGAACTTCTTCAATGATATTATCATCTACAACACTATTTAGCATTTCAACTGAGTCTCTCATAATTAAATCAAAGTTTCCTGACTCCATAACATTTACCACATTATTTGACCCAAGTACACAACTTATATCAGAACCAAAAGAGTGCTTATCAGATCCATATGGACCAATTAAAGAGTTTTCCTGCAATTGGAATATCTCACCTTTGTGTTCAGTTGAGGTCGTTAATCTCAACCCGGGATTTTACCCAGCTCATAGTCACCTATGAGAGCAGACTATATCACATTCCCATAGGGAATCTCGCCATTTCCAATCACTTGATTGTACTTCCTTTCGGAATAGTCGTTAGGCTTTTAGTTTTGTAAGTTTTATTTTTTATAATAATAGTTTGGATATAAGTCATTATTTAATCTATAATGTATTCTTCTATATTTTTCGCCAGTTTTGTCTGCACAATCTTTTACGCTTATATATTCAACTTCATTGACAATTATTGGCTTTCTAACAGAATCTAACATTTTTTTATTTTTAGGCTTTCCATACATAGGATTATTTTTTCCTAAACTTTGTTGTCGTTTAATTTCACGAGTTTTTTCTTTATTTGGGTTATGAGTAAAAGTATCTCCGCCGATAGAAGTATATTTTAAATTATAAAACATATTGTCTTCTACAGCTCTATATCTTTTTAAATAGTATTCTTCTTTTCCTTCTAATTCTTGTTTTGTTTTTGCTAAATCAAGAATTACTTTATAAAAGTTTTCATACCCATATTTTTTAACTGCTCGTTTTATATATGTGCCACTTCCCATATATGTCTTCCATGAAATTGAACGTCTTTTGAAAATACATTTTCCTATATACTTTTTACCATTTATTTTATTAATTGACATAAATATAAAACCATAGTAGTTATTTTCTATATCTTCAGTTATATCAATTTGCTTAAATAAATAATTCAATTTACCTCTTTTCCAAACTTACAAAACATTTAGCACGGTAGGTTGTCTCAATTGAGAGTTTCCCCGTTTAGACGAGTTTGCTAATAAAATTACTTTTATTAGGCGCTAATTTTAACGCACAAGTTAGAACATTTAATTTTTCCTACTTGTTTAAGTGGATGTTGTTGGTTTGCATTGTCAATAAAAATCAAATACGGATAACCTGATTCTTGTTGCATAGCTGCAATTTTAGTTAATAACTTACGTGCATCTTTTTGCTGTTTTCTAATTCGTGGATTAGCAGCAAGTTTATCATACCATTCACTCATATTAATTTCAGATAGTTTTACACCATATTCTTTTTCAACAGAATAAGGAGAAAATACATATAGCTGTTCATTATTTTTCGCTTTTTCAAATACAATATCTTCAATTAATACACCAAGTGAAATTGTTTTTAATCGTTCATCTTCATCTGCATTAATCTTTTTAGTATCAAGAAACTCATCAATATTATAGTGAGTAGCTTTTAAATAAACAACTCCTGAACCTTTTCGTTGACCTAATTGGTCAAAATAAGTAAAAACATTCTCTGCTTGTTTAGCAACACCAATAGGTCCTCCAGCAGCTCCTTCTACACCTTTGATTGGATCACCAGCAGCTCGTAAATCTGTTAGATTAATTCCAACTCCTCCACCCATTCTAGATAGTTGTGAAGCCGCATGTTCCATGTACATGATACCTTCTGTACTATCATTTGTTTGGATGATAAAGCAAGATACATTTTTACCTGAACGTTTTCTTCCTGAGTTTAAAAATACTGGAGTAGCAGGTTGGAATTGTTGTTCCATCATAGTCATTGTATAACTAATGGCTCTATCAACATCTCCATTTGCTCTAGATAAAGCAGTAATTGCTACACGGTCTTCATATCGTTCTAAATAATTTTCTTTATCATTTGTTTTCAAAGCATATGATTGATAAAATTTAACTGCAGCCATATAAGATTGGAAACGGAATTTATATGAATATGCTTGTCTAAATACTTGTTTAATTTCTTTAAATGAGTATTTATCTAATACATCTTTATCATAATATTCATTTTCAGTAAGAAAATCTAATTTTTCTTTTAATGTATGGAAGAAAACAGTTTTTCTATTTACATGACCTAGGAAATATTCACGAGCAGCTTCCTTATCTTTTTCCAATTGATATTGACCAAACTCATTCTTTTGCTTTACTTGTGCGTTTAATTCAAGCCATTTTGACATATTTCTTTTACCTCACTAATAAATTTTTGTACATCTAATTCAGTTCCTTGTAGTTCAAATTTTGAAATAATTTTAACTCCATATTGTTCTTTTATATTATCTGCGGCTTTACCATAGTAACCACCCCAGTTTTTATTACCACTTGAACTAATTCCTAAACATTTTTCATAATGTTTATTCATAAATAATTTTGTGCTTTCCGGTGTTTGTCCAAAGTTTATTGTATAAGTTACCAATATAAAAGGAGAAGTACCATCATATTCTTCAATATGACAGTACTTGTAAGGTAACTTTTTAACGAACCTTAGACAATTGCCGGTCATGCTATCATAAACAATAACCATTTTGTCCTCCTTAAATACTGTCTGCCCATTTTGCAATTCTTCCACGGAAGTTTTTAGTCAAATGAATTTTTCTAATCCAATCTTGACCATGTGCATGATACATATATGGCTCGAATCCTGACATAGTTGGATCCTCTAAATCACATTGCTTCACATTTCCGATAACAATAATTTTAGTGTTGTCATGACATCTTGTTAAGATTTTTCTCAACTGATGTTCAGTAAAATTTTGAGCTTCATCAATAATTACTGTTTCATCTTCATAGTTTACTCCTCGTTCGTAAGTATGAGCATGTGCATAAACCCAAGCATCTTTGTTCATAAATTCATTTAAACGAGAATCATAAATTGCTTTACTAGGATCTTCATTAATTTTTAATAAAGCCTGTTTTATAGGAGAAACATATGGATCTGATTTTTCAACAATATCACCAGGAAGATAACCTTGTTCATCTTCACAAACTGGAGCAAAAATATATCTCATTTTTTTACCACGAAGTTTTGCACCAATCGTAGCAATTTGAGTTTTACCTGTTCCTGCTTCTGCTTCTACTATAACAATATTTACTTCTTCAGTTGGTGCTAAAATTAAATCTAACATCTCATGTTGCTCACTTGTCATTGTTTCACGAAAGCCGAATAACATATTATCTTTAGATTTAGCCATATTAGCAGCTCCTTTAATTTTATAATCATGGGGAACCGAAGCTCCCCATAATTTATTCTACAAAGTTTTCAACTCATCAAGGATAACAGATACTGTTTCAATTTGAGTAGGAGTAGCATCTTTTAGAAGTTTACCACGACCTAAGTGTTTTTCTACAATTGTCGTAACTTCAGCCATTCGTTGAGCTTTGTGCATTTCAACAGCAATCTTTTTAGCTTCTGCCATTAATTCATCAAAATTTAATTCTACAGTTTCAACAAGATTAGATTCTTTTTCATCTTTTAATGCTTCAGGACCTAATTCTTGAATAGCTTCATTCATCGCTTCTTGATATGCTTTAGCACTCATAGGAAGTGGTGATTTAATATTTTTAATACGAGATCCTGCTTGAAAATTCAAAGTTTCACGAGTATATAATGCTCGAGTTTCTTGTTTCGTTTCAGGATTAACAGCAAGATAAGCGAATAAAATATTATCAACCATTTTAGTTGCAACTTCCATTCCTCGTTTTTTGGTAGCAGGAATATATTTTTCATATTCTGTTTCTGTACCTGGAAGTTTTTCTACAACTTTAGTTGCGTGAGAGATAAATTGGATAGTATATCCATAAGATTCAATTTCATTAAGAGTCATTAGTAGAATTTCAGTAAATTCACTTTGACCTGCTCCCCAACCACCGTTGGCATCATTAAGTTTATCAACTTCATACTTGTTTTTGATATAACGTTCTAGATAAATACAAAGGTTATCATAAGTATCAAGAACAACTACATCAAACAATTCTTGAACTTCTTTACGTTTTAATTGTTGTTTAAACTTCATAAAGTCAGACCAGTTAGCAATATCTTGTCCCATTAAACCAGGAATTGCTTTCGAACCTTTTTCTGTTCTAGCGAAAATAGCACGAGGTCCAAATAGTTCATGATAAAATGAAGTTTTACCAACTTTAGGTGGGCCATAAATCATATTTGTATAAGTTGCCAAATCTGTACTAACACGCTGCGGTAAAATTTTAGTTAAATCCATTTTTTAATTCCTCCAATATGTTTGTTTGTTAATTACATTTATATTATATTGGATTCCAGAAAAAATGTAAACCGTTGAATAAATTAAATTTTCTATTTAATTCTCTCTAATTGAAATTAAAAATAATATTAAAACTAAAAGAACAAAGATAGCTAATTCTAAGTTTATCATATGTAGACCTCCTTTTATTATTAATTATAACAAAAAAATATAGAAAAGTAAATATAAAATGTCGATTTTATTCTAATATAAACTAAAAAAAGGGAGAATATATCTCCCAATTTAAGTTAAAAATTATATTTTTCTTGACTAACTGATTTCTAACATAGTTTCAGCTACAACTGTTGCTTCACCTAATTCTTCACTATAAACAATAAACTGTCTAAAATCATTGTTAGATTTAACTTCTTTTAAAATTTCAACTACTGAACCTTGTTCAAATTGAACAATATCATCTGGATAACCACATTCTGACTCATTTAAATTGCAACCACAATATTCAGCTAATGTAAATGACGCTTTAAGAATTGCTTTTTTACCAACCATAGTATCATTCCCCTTAATAATATTAATTAGTTTTTCAATATCATCTACATGAATTGCTCTATCATCAAGATAGTAATGACTGAATAATTTTCGTCCTTGTTCTCCGCGTTTAAAGAACTCATCTTCAGGATTTTCATTAATATAGTCAAATGGAATATTATTCTTAATTAAAAACTGTTTTGCGTCTTCTTCAAATTTCCCACTTCGTGAAGTCCAAATGATAATATTATGACCCTTTTCTCTCAATAAATGTAGTAATTCAACTGTCCTAGGTTTTAATTCTCCAATATTTGGAAAGCCTTCAGTTACAATCGTTCCATCAAAGTCAACAGAGATAAATAATCTTTTACTCATTTTCCCATCCTCCAAATTAAAGGGTTCAAACGAACCCCATTTTATATAATTATTTATTTTTACGATATTTATATACAAGTACAAGCATTGTAGCGGCTAATCCAACATTGAATAATTCTACAATAAAGTTACCATAAGTTCCTTTGTAATACCAAACTGCTCCTGTACTAACAGTTAAACCAAACAGAGCAATAGTAATTAACACCCAGAAGTTTTTATTAATACCTTCTACATTCTTTGTTTTATAAGTTTCAATAATTTGAGGAATATATGAAATTGCTAGTAATACTCCTGATAAAAGTGGTAGTAAATTCAATAAAAAGTTTTCCATAATTAATATTCTCCTAACATTTTAATATGTCTTTCTGTTTCTTGTAATTTTTCAATTAATTCTTCAGTACTATTAACTACATGACCGTTTAAGTCAACTAATCCTTTTGTATATTGATTGATATAAAAACGATTATCTCCATTGCCATCTCGTCTAATATCTGTATAAAGTCCAATAATAACTCGAGGTGTTGTATATGCTGTGTGCATATTTTCTCCTCTGATTAAACCACTAAAGTATCCAATTTCAGCACTAACACCAGAGTCAATTTCAACTCCATCAAGATTAACAATTAATATATTAGCAATTTCTAAATACTTATTATCTTCTAAAGCAATAGCTCTTGCATTAATATGAGAATCGTCTCCTGATTTATCGTTAATTTCTGAGTTTTCTTGTGGAACATATAAGTTAATTCCTGTATATTTCCTAATTTCTTCTGCTAATCGTTTTGTATATTCAAAACCAGCTTCATTGAAAAAGTGAGTTGCTAAGTATCCTCGTACAGTTGCCATATTATTTACCTCCAAATAATTCTTCAGTCCAAGGTTCTGTTTTAATAATTCTTGATTTTATTTCTTCTGCAAACTGTTTAATCTCCCATTGAGCATGAGTTCCATCTCCACGTTTACCTAAAAATTCTAGATATGAACGTAAGTTACCAGTTAATACTAAATTACAAGTAGCTCCATTTGGTAAAACCATTCTGGCATCTTCAGCAGGAATACCTAAACTACGAAGTTTATCATATGATTCTTGAATTTCTTTCATAATTTTATCATATGTTACTAATGCTTCTTCTTTACTTTTAACAGGGACTGAAATATAATCGAAGCCTGCAGCTTTAGAATTACTATCAAATTTAACATATCTTTGTGATTGAACAGAGAAAGAAAAATGTCTGTGACGAGTTAATTGAGCAAGTAATGAACGAGAAACTCCTTCAACTGCAAAAGTAAAACTTATATGTTCTAAAGTTGAAGTATGACCTGAATTGCTAATATGTCTAATCAATCTATCAGCTTCACTTCCACCTTTACCATCTGTTGCTTTCTTTCCAAAATATTTCATTCCTTCATTATTAACAATATCAATTGGAGTACCTGGAGAATAGCATGTACGAATAGCAGACAAAGCAATAATTTTGCCATCTTCTTGACTATGAAACGCGCTATCAATATGATTAAGATACTCATAAGATAATTGTGTATGTCCTAATAACATTATTCTCATTATATCTCTCCTTTTAAAAATATTTATAAGGGTGGTACTTTATTCCCACCCATATTATTTTTCTACGATTTAGAATGGTAAATCTTCATCTGAAATATCAATTGCTCCTGCATTAGCAAATGGATCTGCATTTGTAGGTGTTGCACCAAAGCCAGGTTGTGCATTAGCTCCGAATCCACCTTGACCAGTTTGAACTGGAGTTGAAGGAACACTGTTTTTAATTTCTTGTAATCGTAATTCTCGAATTTGTTTAGCAAGTTGAATATCTGATTCTTCCAAAGCACGTTCGTCATAGTATGGAGGGAATCCACCGATAACTCGTAGTTCTCGAACATGTTTTTCTACAGTGCCTTCAATATCAACTTGAACACCGAATCCACCAGCTTCAGCTAAAGAACTTTGTGGTTTTTCCTGAACTTCAACATAATGGTTAATAGCAAATGTTAATTTACCTGTAGAATTTTGACTATAGTTATCATTGATAACATCTGCTAGATCTTCACCAACAACAATATTTCGAAGAACAGTTACGCCATTATTATAACCTACAGTAAATCCATCAATTCGATATTCTCCAGTTTCAACGCCTTCTCTATCAGTAAGAGGTCGAATACCATTAACAACTAATTCAATTTGAGCAACAGCAGAATCTTCAGCAAGTGATGGATCTTTAGATAATGCTTGTTCATCAACTCGATTAATGAATAATCCTCGAATATCATTCGTAGAAATTAATTCACCAGCTTGGTTCATAAAGTCATTTCCTGAAATAGAACCTGTAACTGAAATTCGGTCAGCATATTCTGCACCATCTTGGTCAATAGAACGATAAGTTTCTTTAATTGTTTTGTAACCTTTAAACAATTTACCAGAATCTTTAGCAAATAATTTTACTTTGTGTTCATTAATACGGTTATTTTGTTTATCCTTAACAAGAACAACAAGATCTCCCATAATTTGTGTAACAGATGGATCTTTTTTATTTGGTTTAATTTCCAAATTAATTTCTTTCAAAGTTCCAACGATTCGTACTGCATTAGCTAATTCTTTCAACTTTTTTTGTTCTGTCATTATAAATGACCTCCTATAAATTCGTTTGTTTGTTTGTTACATTGTCATTATATATATTTGAAATAATAATGTAAACCGACAATTATTTTTTTTCATATTTATTTTTTAAATATAAATATTCTAATTCTTCTATAATACACCTCCTGAGTGATGCTAACATAAGAACACTAGCCCTACCTCTCTAATGTTGTTCCGTTTCCTTGAACGGTCCTATGGCCTACGTTTTCATCACTCGTTTATCATTATATCTAGAAAATTCTACAATGTCAATAGTATTTTTTCAATTAAATTTGAAATATCATTAGGATTTGATAACTTTACTTCGCTATTATTTAAAACAATTGTATTTTTATCCTTGTAAAAGCAATAAAACACTTTTGTATTAAATTCTTTCTCATACCTTTTATGATTTTTTAGCTCTGATCCTTTATCATAAGACAAGAATGAAATAGGTTTAATTTGAATAGCAAACTTGTCTATTCCTTTTATTTCAATTACTGCATCTACTTTATAGTGCATATCTATTTCTTTATCTGTTCTTGTACAGATAATCCAATCACTAATATTTTTAAATGCTTCAATAATTTTATTTTCTGTAAACATTCCATTATATATATTACCAAGTCTAACTATCAAACAAGCTCTTACAAGGTCTTCTGTAGGATTTAAACCTTTTCTATTTGCTTCTTCTAACATTAATTCTACGTGTCTTTCAATAAGCTCGGACTTCTCATTTGTATGGTGATAGTAATACTCTTTAAAATTATTAAAACTTTTTGCTGTTTCTAAAAGGCCTTCATAATAAAATATTTTGTTCATATGATAACGCAAAACATTCTGGTTAAATTTGAAGTAGAAGCCGCTCACAGAACGTTTGAGCGACTCATACTCCGTTTGATTAATCTCTATAGGTAAATTCATGTTTTTTCGCCTCTTTACATATTCTTTTTACAAGCATAGCAATATTTTTTTCTACACGTTGTTTAGTAATATTTAACTCATTTCCAATTTCAGTTGTACCTTTATTTTCTCTCATATGAACAATAATATCTCTTTGTAATTTTGTAGGCTTAGCCTTTTTCAACAGTTTATTAAAGTCTTCAATGATATATTCTAAATCTTCATCTGCTCTTTTACCTGGGTTCATATATAACATAGCTCTTGAGTGTTTTTTATTTGTAAAATCAATTTGGTTCCAATCAATTACACAGCTTTCTTCTGATTTAGTTTTAAAGCCAAAGGATCCAAGTAAAATATTTTTACTGTCAATCATATCTTGTTTAACACTACCAGAAATTCCTGAAAGAGTAAATCTTGATAATAAAGAATCATTATGGTTATTTAATTCATTTGTTACTTTTTCTAAATAATCAGCATAATCAGATAAAACAATTCCTAATTCTTCATCTTTAACATAATCATTTTTTAATATTCGTTGATTTTTCGGTAATTTATAATTTCTATTTTCTTTCTTTAAAAAATGAATAATATTTTCAGTATCAGTAGGATTACCCATTCCATCAATATTTGGTTCCTTATTTACAGCTTTATTAAATGCTTCTTCATCTGCATAGAATTTATATTCAAAGTCATCTTCTTTTTTCTCAGCCTTAACTTCGTCTGAATTTAATAAATAGTTAGCAAGTCTTTCTAATGAGTTACATGCAGCATCTGAATCTGATAAAGCATCACTTGAATTTAAATGAACTTTAAAAATTTCATCCATATATTCTTCATAAAACCCTGACTCTAAAATATCATCTACTACTTCCATTCTTTCTTCTAAACCTGTTTTAGTATAGTCGATTTTCTTATTTAATTCATTTGGATTAGTTCCATTAAGTTTTCCAAAAAACATTGAGTTGTGTGCATACATTTGTAGTTTCCTCCTTAAATAATTTATATGACAGTTTTTTCACCGCCTTTGTCTACCAATTGTATATATTCATATTATATTAGATTATAAAGAAACTGTAAACCTAGTTAAAAAAAAATAATACCCATAAAGGGTATTATTTATAGTACTATTTCCCAATCTTCTGCTAAAACGTCATTAATAGATGGGACCCATGTTGATACTGTTCCTTTTACATTTTTAATTGCTAAGTAAGGCTCATAAGATACTAATCCATCTTCATCAGCAATACTGTCACCAATAGGTGTAGTAGACTTATATTTATTTGCAGGGACATAATAAACAAACATTCCTTTACCATTCCATCCAGTTCGAGCTACTTTCCTACCTAGTTTCAAATATATTAAAGCCTCACCAAATGTTAGCTTCATTCATTATTTCCTCCTTAAGGATTGTATCTAAACATTCATCACAATAGACTTTATACTCATTGTTTCCCGGTCGTATTGCATTACCATTTGAAACAATTTGACCGTCTTTATATAAGACATTGTGAACAGCATTTTCTTCTCCGCATCTATTACAAATACCATGGAAGAATACTGAACCATATTTATCCTTTAACCATTTAGAAGTTTCAAAATATTCAAGCATGAAGTTTGTTTCAAGACCTGCTACAATTAATTTACAATTATATTTTTTACAAATTTTTGTAATATATTTAATTTCATCCAATGAAAGAAAATGTACTTCATCGAAGAAAATAAACTTATCATCATCTGGATTCGTAATTGAAAAACCAGCAATTGTATAATCAAAAATAGTCTTCATTTCTGAATAGTTTTGGTCCCAAGCTAAAGTTTGTACGGTTTGATTATATACTCTACTTTTAACATATAATCCATCCCTTGAATCTTTAGTTGGCTTAAATACTAAATATTTACTCATGTTGTCTTTATGCACAATGTTGATTAAGTCAAGTAGCATTTTAGATTTTCCTCCAAACATGCTACCTGAAATAAATAGTACTTTATTTTCTAGCATTTTATCATTCTCCATAATGTTCTTCAAATCCTCGTTTAATATCTAGTAAAGTTTCAAGAAATAATCTTTTTTGAACCTTATCCATTCTATTAACAATAGATCTTAATTCTTTATCTGGCCATTTTTGTCTATCCTTTTTTGTCATAGCTTCAATAATATCATCTACAATTTTTCTAGCATACTTATCACTTTGACGAGCTTCTTCCAATTCACCCATTCGTTCTAAAGCACCTAAAATTCCATTCCGTTCAGTCTCCATAAATACCACTCCTTATTTCATTAATATTTTGTATGTTTTGTCAAAATGATTTTTAATTAATTCTAAATCATATCCATAAATAGCAATTAACGTAGCAATAAGAATAGCTACCATATCTTCAATATTTGCTTCATGATTATGCAAATATTTTTCTAATTCTTCCATAAACTCTTTGTTCATTTTAATCCTCCTTTAGAATAAAATTCATATTTTATTTATAATTTAGCTCCAGAAGTGTTGATATATCAACCTTCGTGGGAGATAGTTTTTATATATTGTCATTATATATAGAATAATTATAAATGTAAACTTATTTTATGAATTTGTTTGTTCTGGTTTACATTTTTCAAAAAATAGTGTATAATATGAATATACAAAAAATTAAAAAAATACTGGAGGTTTTATTATGCTACTAGGAAGATATTCTATTTCTCATCATGCAATGGTTCAATACAACGACAGAGTTGAATTTAAACACGGGGACTCAATTAAAAAAAGTATCAGATATGATTTACGTACACTCAATATTAAATATATTGTTAGAACAGTTGAAGACGGCGAATATAAAACTCATGTTTTTACAAAAGGTTTTAAGGAGTTCGTCTTTGTTAAAAACAAACAAGGTTTTCTAAATTTAAAAACGGTTATTAAAAGAAATCGAGATGAAACTATTAAGGCTTATAATAAATTATTAAAAAATAAAAAAACACCAGAAAAACTCAGTTGCTAATAACTGGGTTTATTTTTTTGATTTTTTTGGAATATTTTAGATTACTTGATAATATAATTTAATATGTAACAAAAATGGAACCATATTAAAGGAGGATTATTATGATTGAAGTAATTGGTATTGACGCGGGGAACTATAATACAAAGGCCATTAGTAGTAAAGGATCTGATTGTTTTTCAAGTACTATTGGTGAGTGGCAAAATAGATCTGCTGCTGACGCACATTCAAGTGAAGATATGTCATTTGAAATAGTTAATAAATATGATAACTACAGAGGATTTGCCGGACCATTGGCTGCTATTGAATCTGAATATGGAGGAACAGTTTATGGTTGTACAAAGAATCATCAAGATGCTTATACTCGAATACTGTTATCTGTATGGAGGAATGTTATTGGAAGTAAAGTTTGTATCATAGTTGGTCAACCTTATAAAGGACATAACAATGAAGAAAAGCGTGAAATAATAAATGCTATAAAAGGTGAGCATACCGTTACTGTAAATGGTAAAAAGAAATCTTTTGAAATAGTTGATATAAAGGTTGGAATAGAAGGTGCAATGGCATTTCTTTCTGCTCCAATTAATGGACCTGTAAATATAATAGATGTAGGAAGTGGAACTGTTAATTGTATTCATTTTTTAAATAAGAGAATAGTTGATAGGAAGTGTGATACTTTACCTTTTGGTTCTGAAACATCTAAGAAAGGTAAAAATTTAGAGGCAATGGCAAGCGGTATATATAAACAGATGAGTGGAGTTTGGAATAAGAATGATACTACTATTGTAACTGGAGGTTGTGCTAATTTAATTGTTGAACCTTTAAAAAGATATTATCCAAACATAAATGTTCTTTTGCCTAAAATGGATATTGACGGAGTAAAGATAACAGTAGATACCAAATATGCTAATGCTATTGGCATGTATAAATTGGGGAAGAAATTATATGACACAGTATAAATCTGTTAAAGTAACTTTTGACCTTGATGATAACTTTCATTTAAAAATATATAATTATTTGAAACAAAGAACTAATGGTAGTTCATATATAAGAACGCTAATACATCAAGATATGTATTTTAAAAATGCCGAGGAAGTACCGTCAAGCCTAAAACATACTGCCTCGACACTTGAATATAATATTGTCAAAGAACAAGAAACTATAGATAATAACATCTCTTCAACTGAATTATTAGATTATCAAAATGATACTGAAGATGAAGATGATGTTTCAATAGAAGATCTAATCTAAAAACTTTAATTCAATTTTATCTTTTTTACAAGTAGAGCATTCATATCTGAGTGCTTTTACTTTTTGTTTTGCTAAATCCGCATCTGCTTCAAATGCTATTTCAAATTTATGTTGACAAAATAATTGTTTCCATTTACTTTTTAAAAATTCTAACATTAATAATCCCATCCCTTTAATTAGATTATTTATATATTTATTCACCACAAATAATATATATAATATTAATAATAGATTATATATAGAATTATTATTTCTACGAAATAATAATTCTAGAATAAATTCTTTCAGAATTTATTCTTTATATATTTATTAATTAGTTTATAATTAGAACAATTATATTTTAATTATATATATTATAAAAAATTATGTAAACCAATAACGAAAAATTTTGCAACAGTTTACTCAAACCGAATTAATATATATAATAATAATACCACAAATAATTTTTACGGAAAAAATAAATTTTTCTATTTACATTTTTCCAAAATAATATTATAATAATTTATGTTAATAACAAATGAATAAATTTTAACCCGTTATAGTTTTTAAAAGAACCCGTCATAGTTTTTTTGAAACTCTCTCTCTTCACTTTGAAAATCCGAGGTCGCACTTCACACCCTAACTTTCGCCTTTAATCAAAGTGAACAGAAGAAAAATAAAAAAATTAAAATTTCTTTTAAAAACTTGTTAAAGACCAGTTAATTGTTTATTTACTTGCCAAACTTTTTATTCACAAATGACTTAAATGGAAAAATACACCTTACAAACTTATTTGAAGATTTCTTCTAAACTTGACAAAGTCTTTAACACGTGTTATTTTATCATTTGTTATTAGCAAAAGTTTTTCGACAAGTTTTTATAACTATCTTTGCTTGATGAGTCGTATCGTGTCATGTTCGTTTTGTTAAAACCTCAAATTAACATTATTGACGTTGAACTTCGTCGCTTCTCACGTGCGACTCTCTGGCTAGATAGGCTTTCCGATTTATACTATATAGTCAAAAACTAGCCAGCTTGCAGCTTTTTAGCCTCTCTGGAACATAAAAATACCTCTCTAAAACACCTTCAAGAAAGCAAATCTCTGGATCAAGATCTCTTTAGAAGCTCTCTAAAGACTCTATAAAGCTCTCTAAACCACATATAAAGATCTTTGAAGTAATAGAGATCAAGACAAATGTAAATCTTTAAACATTATGTATCTTCACGAGAGCATAATTAATAAACCGAATAAGTAGGTTATATCTCTACAAAGATTAATCGTCTATAACATAGATTTATCATTTTGTCAACCACATAATTCATTATATCACTATTTTTTGCTATTGTAAATACCATTATTAAAAAAAGAAAGATCCACTTAACGTTCTCTGTTTCCACCATTTTAAATTTAATATGTATTAATATTAAAAATATATTTTCATCAATTCGATATATCAATAGAGATTTATTAATATATGTATAATTATTACACAAAATATTTATTACACCAGATAATCTTAGATCACCTTGTAATAATCTTATTTTGCAATTGTAATATGTATGTATTCATTTTACAATCGAATATTCTAGAGATTTTATATAAACAAAAAAAATAGGAGATCAAATCTCCTATTGTAGATATATTATCATACTTGCAAGAAATAACATTGTGAAGCCTGCAAATACACATCCTATAATCTGGATCAAGAATAATGTTAATGACACCCATTCTTTAAGTTTTCTTTTCTCTCCATTAAATGTTAAATATTCAATCCACATATTTAATCTTCCTCCTTTTGTTTTTTCTACGAAAGTGAATAAATTTTTTCTTGTAAACGTTTGATTCTCTTCATATTAAATTCTGCAATTTCCATATTCTGCAAGCTTTGTGCCCATAATTCTCCAATCAATTTTTTAAGATTATGTACTTCAGAATTTTCTGTACATTTCTCGTTGTTTATAATAAGTTGCATCTTCAATCCTCATTTCATTTATTAATTTGTTATCCTATATTTATTATAACACTTTAAGAGTGTTTTGTAAATAAAAAAAATAAAAAAGATTGAAATAATTCAATCTTTTTTATTAATCATTTTTTATTATTTTTTGTAGATTTTAAGAAGTGCATTGATTAAAGGTGCATAATCTGTTCCTTCTGCAATAAATTTTTCAACAAGACGATATGATTCTTCATCAATCTCAACCATTTTCTCTTGATATGTTTTATAATCTACAATAAAGGAATCACTGTAAACCGCAAAATCTTCATAAACATCAATGTCATATCCTTCTCCGATTGTTTCAATACGATATACCCAACCTTTTTCAAGATATTGACCATCTTCAGTACAAAGTGCATATTTTGTTTCTTTTTTATTTTTTAAATCTTTACAAACATTCTCTTGCATTGTCATAATATCATGTGAAACTTCATCAAAACTTTTATTAAAGCAATAATGGTCTGCGAAAATGTCAAATTCTCTTTCACTTAAATTTTCTGTAACAACCGATAATTCTTTTGCAGCCTCGTTAAATTTAATAATTGCAGACATAAGATTTTTATTTTCTGTCATTTTAAACAACTCCTATATAAAATTTATTTAATTTGTTTAACCTATTATTATAATACAATATTTTAATACATTTGTAAATACAAAAATGAAAAAAGATTTAAATTAATTAATATTTTTTTTAATTAAACCAATATTAAATCCATATCCATATTTCATCTTATTTAATACGGATCAATTGTTTGAAAAACATTTTAATATAAATACATTCATTAAAATAAACCATTGTTTTAGAGATTTTTTATATTTGTATATAAATCTTAAAGATCCTTTTTAAAAATAAAAAAAGAAGGATAATCCTTCTTAATTTTAGGAGAAATTATATTTTCTTAAAACTTTAACATGTTCTTCATCAATTTTTTGATATTCAATAATTGTTACAGACCCATCTTTATGACGTTGCTTTGCATATTTCATAGATACACCTACAGGACGGATCAAGAATCCTTTAACAAGAGCCTCATGTGGAAGATCTTCGATTTTAATTTTCTTTTCAATTGGATTATTTAAATCATCAACAAGAACCTCAATGTCAATAATTTCTTCAATATCGCTTAATCTTCCAGATAATGCAAGTTCAATTGCTTCATTTAATCCTTCTCCTTCAAGTCCTAATTCAATAAAATAATTCTTAACAAGAACCTCGATTTTATTTTGTAACTCTACAGATAATTGGTTGATAAAAGATGTCTTCATTTTTACATTCCTCATTTCATATGATTTAATTTTTTCTATATTTAATTGATATAATTTATTATAACATCTAATAAAACATTTGTAAACATCTTATTTCAACGGTTGTATGGGTTTGTTTTTGTTTTGTGTATAAAAATATTCAACAAAAAACACCTTTGTTTAGAGATTTTAATATAAATAAAAAAAATAGGGATAAGATCCCTATTAATTCAAAATTTCTATTTCTTTGTAATTATCCCAAATTTCATTTTCATAATCCTCTTTAGAGAATTGTACACGAATTATATCTCCAACTTCATAATCATCAAGATTTTCAATTGATTTATCCATGAAGAACCATCCACCTGCAGCTCCGTTCTCCAAAGTTTCTGCATGAACCTCAATGTTTTTACCGTTTTCTTCATAAATGCCATCTATAACAAAATCTTCATATACATATATATCTTTTTTAAAAATTTCTGCATTTTTAAAATCATTTCCAAAGACAAGAATAAATACCGCAATAGCTGTTAATAAAGTAAAGAATTTTTTCATTTTAATTTCCCCTTTGTTATCGTATTATTTTATAAATTTAAAAATCTTGTATGACTTGGATCAAGAAGCAAACAGTGATTCCCTGCAATAATAGGTTCAATATTATCTTCATAAATTTCATCCCATAAAGATTGAGAGTAGAAATATGCGGTATTTCCAACATCTTCTAAATAATCAACCAAAATATCGAGAGCATCTTGTTCGCATTCTGCAAATACAGTATAAACTTCATTGTTGTAATTATAAAGACTGATATAATACTTATTTAATGTGGAATCTTGATCTCCAACAGATATAAAAATTCGTTCCATCGTTTTCTTCATCTCCTTTTATATTGCGAGGAGATATAATCTCCCCGCATATTTGATTTATTATAATATTTCTTCGGTAACTTCAACAATCTCTTCAATATCGTCATCAATCTTGTTTTCAGCAACATCTTGTTGTTGTTCATCTTTAGATTGTTTATCCTTAATCTTACGTGATTGTGGAATATGAAGATCCTCAGGATTTTCAAATTGGAAAGAATATTCATTCCAATCAATTCCTTCTCTTGCCGATTTCATAATTGGTGTAAAAGGCATTCCCTTCAAACCTAACAATTCTTTCATATAAGTTGCAGCGGCTTTGATTGATTTAAATCTTTCAAATTCCTCTCCATTTTCATATGCGATTAACACCTTACCGACCGTTCTTTTGCTTTGTTTCTTTTCATTTTCCTCCTGTTTTTTATCTTCATCCTTTTTAATTTCACCAAATACTTCATTTAAAGCATCTGTATCATCTTGTTTAACCTCTTCAATTTCCTCAACAATTTCCTCAACCGCACCTTCGACAACTTCAGGAGTTTCTTCAACAATCTCCTCAACAGTTTCTTCAACAGGATTTTCATCAACAGGAGTTTCTTCAATATCCTCTGTTTGTTCGACTTCATCAATCAAAGGCAATTTTTCAATTTGAAGATCCGCAGGATTATCGTAAACAATCTCCTTATTTTCATCTTCAACAACTTCGGTTTCGTTATCTGCAAGTTGGCTTGCAACAAATTCATCTTTCACAATTTCAACCTCCTCAATCTTGAACGTTTCATAAACAACATCCTCATTTTTGATGGCTTTAGATACTTTCTTTTGAATGGTATTCAAAGAATTCGTAGTTTCAATTTGTGAAGAAATAAAATCTGCAACCTCCTTCTTTGTTTCAAAAGATGCAACCTCTGTAGTATTAACATTAATAACTTTAAACATATTCGTTTCCTCCAATAATGTATGATATTTGTTGTTCCTATTATTATAATAACATAAATAACTAACAATTGCAAATATATTTTAAAAAATTTTAAAAAAATTTTTTCACAGATTACAGATTATAAGAATCTGTAATCCGTAATATTATGATGATATTCTCCCCATAAATAAAAATTCAAGTTTGTAACATTCAATCCATAAAAATTCCAAGCTTTTTCATAAAATTCACGTCTTTGTAATTGTAATTCTTCCAACCAATCTTTATCTCCTTCATTAATTGCATATCTTGTATTTAAAATATTTGCAGAAAGACCTTGGCAAATATGAAGAGGTTCAATAGTATTCCAATCTTCACAAATTTCTTTTAAAGGTTTGAAATTAATACCAACGAATCTTTCAACCTCATTTTCATCCTTTGAAAAGATTCTATTTAAATAATCTTCAATGTAATCTGCAACCTTTGGATCACCTTTTAATACTCTCCAATCATTTTCTCTAACAGAGTTTCTAACATGTTGTGAAAGAACTTTCTTTAATGCTCCAATTGTACGGCTGTTAATTTCTTTAATCTCAAAAACTTCACCACTATTAAAATCTGCAATCTGTAAAACTGACATATAATCCATCTCCAATTCATATAAATGTATTTGTTATTTATTAACCTATATTAATCATAACACTATAAGATGCACTTGTAAACAAAAAAATGAAAAAAGATTGTCGGATTGACAATCTTTTTTTTATTTAAATTTTTTCAATATTTAATTTAAATGTTCCTACTTCATAAACCTCTGTACATTTATCAAGTTCTTTATGATAGAATGCAATTGTAAAATCTTTTAATGTAGGATAAGAACCATGGAATCCGTATTTTCCATCTTCTAAAGATTTTGCAATATAAGAATTTCTATGTCTAATTATAAAATAAGTATCACCATATTTACTATCTTTAATAAGATCTCCCACTTCAAAGATTCGTTTATCTTTTATATCTATATTAATAACTTCAAAACAATTTTCTAAGTCTTCTAAAACATTTAAATCATTAAGAATATAATAATTTCCCATTCCTAATCTTACAACCAATTTTTCATCTTTATCAAGTGCTGCTTGAATAATTGAGTTTCTTTGAATATAAACATCAGAGTCGTTTTTAATACGAAGATTTTTTAATGAAATTCCTGCTTGAATAACATTCTCAATAGAATCAAGATAAATAGGTTTTGAAGCTCTTAACATAATCATCTCACCGTTTAAAGTCTTTTCTTTTAATTGATTGTAAATTGTCATAATTTAACCACTCCTAAAATTTAATTGATTTATTTAACCTATTATCATTGTATCACTTTAAGAACGACTTGTAAATATATTTGAAAAAAAAGATTTATTATTTTTAAAATTTTTTTATTTCATTATTATATATAAATTTGTTTATAACAAATTTTATTCGTATATATCTCTAAATATGTATGTATTTGATTATAAATTAAATACAAATATAATCTATATTAAATCAATCATATAATTAAACAGAGACGCATATATGAATCTCTCTAACAAACATAAATGAATAACGATATTACAAACAAAAATTAATTTTGTTGTAGAGACCCATCATTTTTAACCCGTCATGGTTTTTCTTTAACCCGTTCTTATTTTTTTCAAAATTTGAGGTCGGACTTCAAAAATCTGAGGTCTCACTTGAATCTTTCTTCAAAGTTTTATTTTAAAGTTTTAAAAAACTTTTTGTAAATTTTCTAATTTTTTATATAAATCATATTATGTATATATTATAGTCTTTTGAAAATTTCTTTTGTCTTTAAACTTTGCGGTTTTTATTAATTATAATAATGATATTTTTTATATTTATTATATATATAATATGAAAAAAATAGGTTTTATATATAATTTCACATACATTAATGAAACTTCTTCGACAAGTCTTGATCCATTTTTTTCTTTGTCAAAAACATTCATACTTCTTATCTTACTTACATATATCATCATGTCACACTTGTTTTCTTTAATCTTCGTCTCGTACGTCTCTCGATAGCTAGATGGGTCTTTGCAATTAATATATATCGCTTGGAAACACTTCCAGCTTGCAGAAAATCAAGATATTCGCTCTCGAAGAAAGTTATCTTCTTCACAAGCTTCTCTCTATTGTGCATCTTTGAACTTGTCTTATGTGAAAGATTCACAATCTTGTCTCTTAAGTTCATCTCTTCACAAGTCTTATGTTCAACTATTCACATACTTCTCTTCTTTGTTCAGACATTCACAATCTTATCTCTCTTGTGAAATATTTCACAATCTTATTTCCTATGTTCAGCTTTTCACAAACATCTTTATTAAGTTCATCTTTTCACAATCTTAAAGGATATGTGAATCTTTCACAATCGGATCAAGATTGTTATTTTAAAAAATCTTTTTGTGAAAAAATCACAAGTCTCTTAATCAAGTTCAACATTTCACAAACTTCTTATCTTATGTGAATCTCTTCACAATATTTCCTTGTGAATAATTTCACAAATATATTTTTACAAAACATATTGACAAAATGGATCAAATATGTTAAATAAAAATTCCTCCTTAGAAGGACTTTAAAAATCCTTTCGATAGATTCCATTATGAAATTTGAACATAGGATTTAAAGATGTTATGTGAATTTTTTCACAATCTAAATGTTTGTGAACGTTTTCACAAACTTAATCAAAAAAAAGAGGAGATCAATCCTCTTCAATTTCCTTCTCTATTAAGATTTTATTTCCCAAATCGAAAATATAAAGATTTTCTCCCAAGTCCTTTAAATGGGTCTCTACATCCTTTGCAAGGTCTTTATCTCCAATAAGGATTTTTCCATCTTCAAGAAATCTGTCAACATATTTATTTAAATTTTTCATAAAAAATCTCTCCCTTTAATATTGTAATTTCGGAGAGATCATGTTATAACATAATCTCCCCATTTTGTCAATTATTTTGTATGGCAGTTTGTGAAGCTTTTCGCAGCCTTTAGAGACTTGAGAGTTAATTTGTTTCTTGCATGTAATCTGATAGCCTCTGCATTGAATACATTTCCTTCTAAGAACTTATTAAGTACGGAGAATACCATAAAATGTTCATTTTCAATATCAATCTTAACATATACAGTTTTCTTTGGTCCATCTACAATGAAAGTCCCTCCACTGTAAGAATATCCAATATTTAATTCTTGTAAAAATGTTTCATATTCATCTTCAATTGTCAATGGTTTTGCATCTTCTTTTGGAGATTCTTCATTTTGCATTTGATCCATTAAAATATTAGAAATTTCAAATTCTGTTTGAATTTCTGCATTTTTATAATCTTCCACAAATTTTTCAAAATCTTCTGTATTATTTGAAACATATGATACAGATTCTACCACCATTAGATCATTTTCACATACACAATTTTTAACGGCTTTCTTACAAATTTTACATCTTTTCATTGATTGATTGTTTGAATTTTTCATTTTTAAATTCCTCATTTCATATAATTTGTTGTTGTTTTGTTGATAAATTAAATATAAACCATATTTAAAAATTTGTATATAGATTTGCAAAATATTTTTTGTTTTTTTAAAATTCCTTCTAATTCCTTTAATATAAGATCCTTTGATCCTTTAATATAAATCTACGTAAAATATACAATAATCCTTAAAATCCTTTATTTAAAGCCTTATATCTTATTTTATTTGTTTTTGATATATAATCAAATAAATTACAATATATATAATTTTCCTTAAATCCTTCTGTATTGATCCATTTATACAAATTGATATATATCTATCATCATTAAAATAAGATATTTAAAGGAGGTTTTAAGGATCCTTCAAAAACACGAACAATAAAAATTTTTTAAGACTTAATGTACGTGTTTTTCAGAAATACAGATATGTGAATCTTTTTACAAGGATTTTAAGATTGCGAATCTTTGAACTTGTATATTTATTTGATTGATCCATTTAATAATAATAATCCTATATATCCTATTTTTATGGATTTTTATAATAAAAATATTCGATATTTTGCAAAATACGAACGTTTTTATAGAATATAGGCTTTAATGTTCGTGTTTAGACCCATTTTTCTTAAAAAATCTAGGATTTTTCCTATTTTTTTCGTGAAAAAACGATAAAATTACATGAACAATCATACATCCGACCCAATGTAATTTCCTTCTAGAGACCCTAAAAAACATAGATTTTTGTCAAATTTTAAGGACCGTTTCATAAAAAAATTTTTTTGTCAATAGATTTTTTCTAAATCATAAAAAAAGATTTTTGTCAACATTGTTCTTATTTTCACAATCTTAATCTGTTTGTTCAGTATTTCACAAATGAATTGTCTTTGTGAATAATTTCACATAGGTCTCCTATTTGTTCAATCTTTCACATAAGGATCTTATTTGTTCAGTCTTTCACATATCTCTCCTATTTGTGAATGTCTTCACAAACGAATCTTATATGTGAATCTTTTCACAATAGACTGTATCATTGTGAAGAATTTCACAATATAACAGATCTTTGTGATTTATTTCACATACGGCTTGGGATTGTTCATCTTTTCACATAAGGAGTCTGTTTGTGAATCTTTTCACAATTGATCCAAGAATGTGCATAATTTCACATAAGAATAGCCATTGTGAACAATTTCACATAAAGAATCTCCTTGTGAATAAATTCACAAGGAGATATAGATTGTGATTAATTTCACATAGGATATATGTTTGTGCATTATTTCACAAAGGGTATATACTTGTGAATGTTTTCACATAATGATATAGATTGTTCACTATTTCACATATGATATAAGTATGTGAATAACATCACATATGATTATAGATTGTGTATTATTTCACATATCATAATAGATTGTGCATATATGAACATACCAATATAGATTGTGCATTATATCACATAGATATATAACATTGTGAATAGATGAACATAATAATATATATTGTGAATAATATCACAAAGATATATGGTATGTGA